GGTGTGAATCATATTATGGAAAGGAAGCTCCTTGCTTGAAGGTCTTTACAAAGGCTGAGCAAGGTGTTTATAGGGCGGTATGTGGAAAAAACAAGTAAGATAATAAAGAATGAATCAGTGGTTACTTTTGACATAGACCAGACTCTTTTGATGGATGTCGACGAAAACAACTGGCCAGGAAGAAAGGTCCAGGTGTACCACAAAGCAAGTCATAAATTTATGACAAAGATAATTCACGAACCACACCTCAAGCTTTTAATAGAACAAGCCGACAGAGGAATGTACATAATCTTGTGGAGTCAGAGAGGGTTTGAGTGGGCAAGGGCAGCAGCGATAGCATTAGAGATAATGCCAATAGTTGATTTGATAATTACTAAGCCTAGGACTTACGTCGATGACAAGAAGTGCAAAGAATGGATGGGACCGCAGATCTATTTAAACCCTAAAGCAAAGTATTGAGGATTATATGAGCAATAGAATGGATTTAGCTTTATTAGAGTTTACCGAGAGCGGAGCAGAATTGGCAGAGTCAGTGAAGCGCAACATCTTGAAGGCTAAGAATAACGTCGCAGTTATAGACGACGAAACTGTCAACAAGCTTAACAGATTTATGCAGGCGTTTAACGCCATAGCAGATTTACGTGATTATTTAAATAATAATGTCGCTAGAATGAACTAGCCATTAAAGGAGGCAATATGGCATATGAAGAAGTAACAGATCTTAGCACACCTACAGTCGTTAAGATCGGCGGACCAAAAGACACAGATCCAGATTCTCTTGAGGGCTACTATCTTGGAACAAAACCCTATAAGAACGAGAACGGCACAGGAGTAATTCATGTGTTTCAAACGAAGAAAGGTAACATCGGTGCTTGGGGTAGTAAAGACCTCGACACTAAGTTACTTCAGGTTCCAGTAGGAACTTGCACGTTGGTTACATACGTAGAGAAGAAGAAGCTTGCAGGCGGTAAGACTATCCACGTATTTAGCGTCAAGAAAGACAGCTCAAATACGATTAAAGTCGGCGCTGAAGATAATTATGACTCTACTGAATTAGACGCTGCTTCCGAGGCAGAAGAACTTACTCCAGTTCGAACTACTGCACGACGCTCTGTTCAAGAACTTTTGAATAGCCGCGCTAAGAACTAATCAAAGGGGCCTCACGGCCCCCTTTTCCTGGGGAGGAAACGTGTACTGCCGAATGATATTAGCAGATTGGGCGTATAGCAGTAACCCGAGTCTAAACAAGGTCCTAGAGGGAGAATTTAAAGATGAAGATGTCAGAGAACTCAACGCTAAAGGATACAACGTATACTATTTGCCAAATTACCCTAGCCAGTATGAGCGCGACACTATTGTTGACGGGACTCATATTGATTGCTTCGAGTATGTATTTGTCGACTGCGATTTCAAAGATAAAAAATACAAAGACGAAATAGAGTTTGTAGAAACTCTAATGATATCAGGCATAAGACCTACGAGAGTCGTAAGCTCTGGTAACGGCGTTCATGCCTATTGGAGAGTCGTAGATTTAGACGGCATGAGCTACTTGCGTTTTCAGCGAAGATTGATGCGTTTGTTCAACACTGACCCAGCCGTCGGAAAGCTTTTTCAATTGATGCGACTTCCCAACACGATTAACGTAAAGAAAGGTCAGGACGGCCCTTTTTGCCACGTCATAGGAGAGACTGACATATCCTACACGGCAGAAGAACTTCACAAGCTACTTCCGCCAATTACTTTGGAAGATGAGGATTACTGCAAGAGACACTACGATAAGACGTTTAACTTAAACCAGGTGAACATTAGTAGCGATATGCCCGCTAAATGGGGAAAGCTGTTAAACAGCAACCTCGAAGTAAAGGCTCTTTGGACTGAGCCATCTGACGACAGAAGCGGCAACGACTTTAGGCTTGGCCATATAATGTTTGCCAACGGATTTACTAAGGAAGAAGCTGCTACGGTACTGGCGAGCAGCGCTAAGGCTCTTCAAAGATCCCCCGTACACAGGATTTCGTACGCTAGCAACATCATAGACAAGATATGGACTTTTGAGATAGCTCCAGACAAATCTAAGTCGAAGCTTTCTAAGTCTATAAAAGAGATACTTCAGCAAACTAACGGCGACGTCAAGGGTAAGCCTTTTAGATGCCACCCGAGGATAGACAATACGGCTCACGGCTTTAGGTTAACTCAGGTGATAGGTTTGGTCGCAGGCTCAGGCGTTGGTAAGACTGCGTTTGCCCTTAACATGTTTCGATGGTTTGCTCAGAACAATCCAGAGTACCATCATTTCTTCATACCGTTGGAGCAGCCTGCGATAGAGGTCGCCGACAGGTGGAAAACAATGTGCGGCGAAGACACGAGCCTTCACGAGAAGATCCACGTAATATCAAATTACGATGACGACGGAACGTTTAGGCACCTGTCGTTTGACGAGATAAAAGATTACATCGTGAATTTTCAAAAGGAGAACAACATCAAGGCGGGATGCGTAGTAATAGATCACATAGGGGCGCTTAAGAAGAAAGGAAAGGACGGAGAAAACCAGGACATAATGGACATATGTCATGCCATGAAGGCGTTTGCCATAGAAACTCAAACGCTCTTAGTTATGCAGTCCCAGACTAGCCGGGAGAAGGCTAAGAGCGGGGACATAGAGCTTGACAAGGATGCAGCCTACGGCACAGTCTATTTTGAGTCTTACTGCGATTACTTGATAACTTTGTGGCAGCCTTTGAAGAGGTGTCATAGCGAAGAGGGGTGCCCCTCGGTAACGGCTTTTAAGTTTTGTAAGATACGTCATAAGAAGGTCAAGAAAGACGTCATACAGGAAGACGTGCCCTATTACATGTACTTTGATTCAGATAACGAGCACATGAGAGACATGACCGAAGAAGAGAAGATAGCTTTTAAGTTTTTTGCTCCAAGAGCTTTGAACAAGAGAAAAGCAGACAAATCTACAGACGTAGTAGAATATAAGTCGGTATTTTACACAGAGGAGGACGTCCATGCAGCCCAGTCTCAAAGTGCTTGACCGTGGAGAAGACGTACTAGGGCTTATTGATTACGTACGAGAGTTTGAGTACGTAGCCTATGACTGCGAAACTACTGGGGTTCAAATAGGTACTGAGGTCATAGGTTACTCTATCTGTTGTGAGGATAATACTGCGTATTACGTAATATTACAGAGGTGGGATCCCGTCGAAAAGAAGATGGTAATGACGGACTGCCACGACGCAAGCGTGAAATTAATTGCTAGTTTAACTGATAAAAAGCTAATCATGCACAACGCCATATTCGATTGCCGCGTCACCGAAGATTATTTTCATATAACTCTAATAAACAGCTTACACACAGACACCATGGTCCTTGCGCATCTCTTAGACGAGAACCGCCGGATAGGTTTGAAGGAGCTTGGAAAGTCTTTATTTGGTGAGGACGCAGCCGAAGAGCAGAAGCTAATGAAAGAAAGCGTTTTAAACAACGGAGGAAGCCTCACCAAGAGTTCCTACGAGATGTACAAGGCTGACGCCCACATAATGGGCAAGTACGGCGCTAAGGACGCTTGGTTGACTTATAAGCTGTTTCTTGAGTTAGTTCCCCAGCTGATAGATCAGGGGCTAGATAAGTTTTTTTACGACGACGAGTCTATGCCTCTATTGAAGGGACCTACGTACGAGTTAAATAAGACTGGATTGAGAGTAGACAATAAGGCGCTGCTTAAGTTAAAGAACGAGCTCATCGCGGAATGCGCCAAAGATAAGGCATTTATTGAGTCTGAGATAAAGTCTTTTGTTGCAGAGGTTTACCCAGGAACTAACAAAAAGAACACGTTTAATTTTGGATCTAACCAGCAGTTGTCTTGGCTACTCTTTGAAAAGCTTGATCAGCCTTTCACAGCTTTGACTGACAAGGGGAAGAAAGTCTGCAAAGACATATTGAATTTGAGCCTACCTTACACGAGGGCTGCGCAAAGAGCTTTTATTACCGGTTGCAAGACATCGCAAGATAAGAAGCTACAAAACCCTCATAAGTTCATTAAAGTTGATAACAAAACTCTATCGGTTTTTGTTAACAGGTATGAGTGGGTTAAAAGACTATTGAGTTACAAGAAGAAGCTAAAGATATTAAATACCTACGTTGAGGGGATAGAAGAAAAAATTCAGTACGGAATAATATACCCATCCTTTCTTCAGACGGGGACTACTTCAGGCAGGTACTCTAGCCGCAATCCAAACTTTCAAAACCTTCCTAGGGACGACAAGAGCGTCAAGGCCTGCATAGTTTCTAGACCAGGAAAGGTTTTTGTTGGCGCAGATTACAGTCAGCTAGAGCCGAGGGTCTTTGCTTACTTTTCAAACGACGAAAGGCTCTTGGCTTCGTTTAACTCAGAGGATGATTTTTACAGCGTCATAGGAATGGAAGTATGGAACAAGACTGATTGCGTGCCCAGGAAAGACGGGTCGCCAGACGCTTTTGGGATAAAGTACAAGAATCTTAGAAATCTAGCAAAGGTAATAGCACTGGCAAGCACCTACGGAGCAACTGCGAATAAGCTTTCGGCTACAACCGGTAAAAACGTAGAAGACACACAGCTCGACATAGATAACTACTTTGAGAGCTTCCCTGGCGTAAAGGAGATGATGCTTAAGTCTCACGAGGAAGCCAAGACTCACGGCCAGGTAAAGAACCTCTTTGGAAGGCCAAGACGCATGCCTGAGGCTAAGAAGATCTACAAGAAGGCCTCTCACGATGAGTTGCCTTACGATCAGCGCAACCTTTTAAACTTGGCCGTTAACCACAGGATACAAAGCACAGGTGCTTCCATAGTCAACCGAGCTGCCATAATGTTCAACAATAACTGTAAGTTAGCTGGCATAGAGGCAAAGCTAGTCCTACAAGTTCACGACAGTTTGGTAGCAGAATGCTCAGAGAAAGATGCAGATGACATTGTAACTCTATTGCAGGACGCCATGGAGAATGCCGTAAAGCTGCCGGGAATTAAGCTCGAAGCAATTCCAAAGATAGGTAAAAACTTAAGCGAAGTTTAAATTTGACACTTATTAAGAATTATGTCATAGTATTAGTACAACACTGTACGACAACAAGAGGTAATATGAAACAGTTCTTAGCTAAGGTTAAACTCCTATTAAAACAAGTTCGTTCTTATCTTCCTTCACAGCTACCAGTAGGTCTTACGGCTTTTAACGCTTACGCCGATGATATCATTGAATTATCAGGAAATTTTGCCGATAAAGACTCGATGGTATTTGCCATAGCAAGCATTTTGATTCATATCGACGCTGGTACAGCTTCTGTTTCTAAGCAGTATTTTGTTAAGCGTTTGAGAAAATCTGCAGCAAATCAAGTAGCGTCTCAAGTATTTCAAGACATCAAAACAAAACAACAAGCCGCCTTAGAAGCAGCAAAGACAGCGCAAAGTGCGACGCAAACTGTCTGAGTACGAAAAACTCAAAAAAGTATGGTATAAGAAATTAGCAGACTCTGGGTTTGTTGACATAGAAAGCAATTCAGATCGAATCTCTTCTACTCACGTAAGCAGGTTTAGCGGTCTAAAGAAATACGGAGAGTTTTCTAACGAATGGCGGGCCTCGAAAGAAATGTACTATAGATACGCAACGTCATTCCTTAACGAGTATCAATTTGAGACAGAGTTAGAAAAAACCATATGGGAGTACCATAGCAATGGAATGTCTAGCAGACAAATAGCATTGACATTGAAGAACGTCGGCCTATTCAAATACGGACGCATGGCCATATGGAGACGACTCCAAAAGCTTAAAAAAACCATGAAAGACATGTACATAAACAAGAAGGCTGAATGAACTTTGAAGGATTGTTCACAGTAAGAATAAGCATTAAAGACGACGATAAGAATTTTGTACTATCGACGTTTTTGCGTAGTTTATACCACGGCGATTCTTGGTTTTCTATGATCAAAAAATCAGTTTTTATGAACAACTACAAGTACATAGTGGAAAAACTGTACAACCATCCAAACTCTATAGTGTTTGTGGCATGCCTAAACGATGACCCATCAGTCATACTTGGGTACAGCATAGTGTCGACAGAGTTAGACACCCTTCACTGGGTCTATGTAAAAAAAGCTTGGCGCAACAAAGGCATAGCTAAAAACTTAGTCCCGCCTACTATTAAAACTGTTACTCACTTGTCAAGAACAGGGTTAAGCATATATAATAAAAGAAAAGATTTAGACTTTAACCCGTTCAAATTAGGATAGGAGAATCCATGGCAACAAAATTTTTTAAGAACAAGCAACAAATCAAGGAAGAAGTAAAAGAACCACGGAAGATGGAAGAGATCAAGGCTGATTACGAAACGCTACGAAATCGATCAGGTGACGTACAATATCAAATCTACGCTTTGAAAAGAGATTTAGAAAACATTAATCAACAGTTGGTTAATATTAATTACGAAGCCGCAGCTCGCAATGAGTTGGACAAAAAAGCAGCAGAGGTAAAAAATGAAGTCGCAAAGTAACATGAGAGAAGTAAGCTACGCACACCTCCATGCACCTATCTTTATTCCAGGACTAGGTAATTACAAAGAAACTATTACGCCAGACGTAACTGGACCAGATCGTAACCTTAAGATGTTCTTAGAAGATGGGGCGACATGTTTAATGTTAATCACTAAAAACGTAGAAATTGCTATTCCTCTTAGCAACATTACCCACATGGTAGTTAAGAAGTGAAGAGATTTGTAAGCCGTCCCAATACGGTATTACCAGAGAAGCCAAATGTAGATATTCCGATGTCTGACATAAGCGTATCTAGGTTAATAGACGACGGCTTACTTATATTACACAGAGAGATAGCAAACTTAAAGCTCCTCTCTGTGTCAGGAAAGCTAGACCCAGCATCCAGCAGAGACTTGAGAGACACGGTAAAATTACTGTTTGAGCTTAAAGACAGAGAAAACGAGTCTCTCAAAGGATTGACAGACGAGCAGCTTAAAGAACAGGCAAAGGCCGCACTTGAATGAGCGTATCAAAAACAGGTATTCTTACTGAAGTAGTAGCAAGAAAAGCTACTAGCAAGACTATAAATCACATAGTCTTAAACGATAACTTTCCAAGACAGAACGCATTCATAAACGACACAGCAAGATACGTATCTGCACAGTGCTCACGTCGAGCCGGTAAGACTAACGGCTTGGCTTATAGGTTTTTTAAAACCATGGAGAAGTATCCTAAGAGCCAATGCGTATACCTGGGCTTGACAAGAGATTCAGCTAAAGGAGCAATGTGGCCGGTGCTAAACGAGATAAACGATCGTTTCAAGCTTAATTGCGTTTTTACAGAATCTAAGCTTACGATGACTCACCCAAACGGCGCCATACTCATAATCCTAGGTGCTGACATGCCTAACTACGCAAAACGTTTAAAGGGTCGTAAATACCCAGGCGTAGCTATTGACGAAGCCCAGGACTTCGGCAACCACATAGAGTACATTATAGACGACGTTTTGACACCATCTATATCTGACTACGAAGACGGATGGTTAGCTGTGACCGGAACTCCAGGACCCGTACCACAAGGATACTTTTTTGATCTAACCATGAACAAGAAGTACGGGTTTAGCCACCATGCCTGGACGCTTTTTGAAAACCCTAACATGCCCAACCCGCAAGAATTTGTAGCAGACTTGAAGAGACGTAAAGAATGGGACGACAACAACCCTACGTTGAAGCGAGAGTGGCTTAACCATTGGGTGTTAGACGTAGAAGCACTGTGGATTAAATACAACAGGGCACAATGTCATTACGTAAATTTAGATAAAAATCATAAGTGGAATTACGTATTAGGTGTCGACATCGGGTTTAAAGATGCGGACGCCATAGCAGTCGTCGCTTGGTCTGAGACTAGCAGGGAAACGTATCTAGTAGAAGAAATGGTACAGAACAAGCAAGGCATATCAGATCTTATACTCCAGATAGACCACCTCCAGAAAAAATACAACGCCTACAAGATCGTCATGGATGAAGGCGGACTCGGTAAGAAGATTGCCGAAGAGATTAGACGAAGGTTTAACTGTCCATTAGTTGCAGCTGAGAAAGAAAAGAAGCAAGACAACGTAGAATTCTTAAATGATGACATGCGTTTAGGAAAGTTTAAAGCAAAAGAAGATTCTCGTTTTGCTCAAGACTCTTACATGGTGCAAATAGATTGGGATAAGAGCACCCCTAAAAGAATCATATTAAAAAAGACGTACCACTCAGACATTATAGATGCCGTGTTATACGCCTACAAAGAATCATGGTCTTTTACCCATCAGCCTGAACCAGCTAAACCTCATTACGGCAGCAAAGAATGGGCAGAAGCTCAACAAAGTGAGATGTGGGAAAAAGAGTTGGAAGGCTATATGAAGCAAAAAGAGCATGAAAAATGGCAAAAAGGTGAGTTTTAAGGCCAATTCCGTGACAAACCTGCTTTCTATGACAGGAGGCCTCTTGCTACCATTCCTTAAAAAACGCCAAGAAGGTTACAGTTCAGGCGTAATCGTAAAACAAAGACAGCCTGACGAAGTAGAAGACAAGAAAGACGAAATGTCTGAGAGCCACATGGCTTTTGCTAAAGATCTACTACAAGCCATTGAATCTAAAGACGTTAAAGGAATTGCAGAGGCCCTTAACAACGCATTTCAAATCATGGATGCCGAACCTCACGTAGAGGGCGATCACATTGAGAAACACAGTTACGATGCCCAAAACCAAAAAGCTGGGCAGGAGAATAGATAATGGCTAATTTCGTTCAATCAAGTTCATACGTAGGTTTAAACGCAGCAACGATCAATATACCAACTTCAGACCAGTACAACTTCAACGTCACTCTGTCATTACCTGACAACGACGGAAGCGCATCTCAAGGTGCTGGCGCAGGTGCTGGAACAGGATCGATTGCTCAATCTCCTTTTATCTCGCAAGTCGTAGTAACTGTTAAACAAAACGGAACAACGATTTACACGTCTCAGGCCAGCTCTAAAGGTTTTACGCTCAACTCGGTGACATGCTCAGCTGGTGACGTCATTACTATTACTCCAAGCTCATCTCAGTCTCAAGACCAACAAATCGAGGCAGTAAAGATGGTCGTATCAGTATCAGAAGGATCGATCTAATGCCATTAATGCACTCAAAATCAAAGAAAGCGTTCGGTAAAAACGTAGAAGCAGAAATGAAGGCTGGAAAGCCTCAACCCCAGGCTTTGGCAATCGCATACTCAGTAAAGCGCAAGGCAGGAAAGAAAGCCTCTGGCGGAATGGTTAAGTCTGGTAGCAAAGACATGGACATGGCTCGCGGCGGAATGATGGCTCAAGGCGGAGAAGTATCCGCTAGTAACGAAAAACGCCCAATGCCTCAAGACATGCATAACGACAAGTTAATGGCTAGCCAGAACCGTGGCGACAAACCAGCAAAAAATGACAGCTGGACGGACAGATCTACGGTGGCGCAAGCTCAGATCAACAACGGCAGAAAAGTAATGCCGATTAAGCGCCCTAAGATGGTGCCAAGCGACGCTTTTAGCACCCGTTTATACGACGAAGAAGGCCGATTACAAGAATCAGACAAACCAGGACCATACGGCGAACAGCCACCTGAGCATGATAACGAGATGGGCCCAGACCGACACGGCGACGATGTCCCTGACATGCAAGACGAGCACAGCACTAAGAGAAAGCCTTATGCCAAAGGTGGAGAGATTGAAGCTGGTGATGGTGAAAGCCATAACATGTTTAAGCGTACTATGATGGAACCAATGGATCCACCAGAAGAGATGTACGAACGTGAAGACCAGCGTCACCACATGATTGAAGATGCACCAAGCATGGACGAAGGCAAGATGCATGCCATGGAGTTAGACGAGGAAGAGCGCATGAAGATGGGAGCAGACCCAGACATGTCAAAACCGCACAGCGCACCTAAGAGCTACGCCGAAGGTGGAATGGCTCAGTACGACGACGCTATGGACCATATCGACCACGAAATGGAATATAACCCAGCATCTGGCAAGTTTACTAAATCAGGTGGAATGACCCGTCCAGAAGACGAGTACGAAGAAGACCACCACGACAGCATCGCAGCAGCCATAATGGCTAAGAAGTCACGACAAATGAAGATGATGTCAGACAGCGATGACGACGAGATGGCTATGATGGCTGAAGGTGGAATCTTATCACACGATTCTATCTATTCAGACAATAGCGACATGGCAGACATGAGCCGTAACAACGACGAAGACGCTAACGAAGAAGATCAGTTGAGTTTAAATGCATTACGCAAAGAAAACTATGATTCTAGCTACTTGGATAAAGACCAGCCGATGAACTCTAACGAGCACGGCGACGACGAAGAGAGTGATTCAGAGAACAAGCATGACATGATTTCTAAGATCATGCGTTCAATGAAGAGTAAACGACAATTTTAATAAAGGTCTTATGGTAATCAGCGACCTAAAGCAGCTCCGCGACCTAATCGCTTTGTGTAAAAAACAAGGCGTATTGCGCATTACTGTCGATAACATCGAGATGGAAATCTCGCCCATGGTTGCTAAGACCAGGACGACCAAAGTAATGGCTGACATTCCTGAAGCTTCCATTAAGGTGCCAAAGTTCAATCCTATTACTAAAGAAATCATTGCTGACGCAGACGTAGAATCATTTGACGAGCTGACGGACGAGCAAAAACTATTCTACTCAGCCAGACCAGAAGTACCAGGTGATCAGTGAAGGTAACTCCCAGCAAAGCCAAAAGCTCTATTACGTTTAAGACTAAAGACATATCTGAGTCTTCAGTCATTACCCCATGGTGGGAACAAAAAGAATCTGACATGGCTGCAGGCTTCTTATTAACCTCGGCAGCGTATCTAAAAGAGTCACAGGCTTACAGATATAGACAAGCAGCCATTTATGCGAGATTATATGGTAATCAAAGCTTATATAGCTTCGCTGGTAATAATATCAGCAAGATGGACCAAACTTATGGACTTCCTCAGGAACGCCCTACATTTAACATCATACAATCAGCTATCGATACTCTCGTATCACGTATCAGCCAGTCTCGTCCACAACCGGTATTTCTTACAGATGCTTCTGATTATAAGCAACGCAATCTAGCCAAGAAGCTCAACCAGTTCATCCAAGGTGAGTTTTATCAGACAAAGGCCTATGAGTTGGCCTCTATAGTGCTTAGGGACGCCTTGGTAGAGGGCACAGGCATAGTCCATACCTACGAGACTCCCGACCATAAAGTAGCCTTAGAACGCGTCCTATTGACTGAGATCCTCATAGACCCTAACGAAGCCATGTACGGTGACCCACGACAGCTCTACCGTATCAAGCTCGTAGACAGAGAAATACTCCTAGCTAACTTTCCTAAGCACAAAGACAAAATCCTCATGGCCGCTAACGCCTACCCAGACAACTCAGCAGACAGCTCTAAGACTGTCGCAGATCTAGTCATGGTCGTAGAGTCATGGCATCTCAAGTCAGGTAAAGACATGAGAGACGGTAGGCACATGATGGCCATAAGCAGCGGAGCCTTGCTAGACGAAGAGTTCACGAAAGAACGCTTCCCCTTCTCTTTTTTACACTACAGCCCAAGACTCCTAGGATTCTGGGCCCAAGGCGTGGCAGAGCAGCTCATGGGAACACAAATGGAGTTAAACTCTATACTCTTTACCATTAGCCGCGCCATCAAGCTCGTAGGCGTACCAAGGGTATTCGTAGAAGAAGGCAGCAAAGTAGCAGCTACGTCGCATAACAACGAAATTGGAACTATCGTCAAGTACCGTGGAACAAAACCAATATACGAAGTCGCACCAAGTAACGCCCCGGAGTTATATGCAGAAAGAGATAAGCTCATACAGTACGGATACCAACAGTGCGGTGTGTCAGCATTGCAAGCGTCGTCTCAAAAACCACAAGGTCTTGATTCAGGCGAAGCCATTAGGACCTACGATGACATCTCAACTGATAGGTTCGCTAGTTTGTCAAGACGGTACGACAACCTATTCATTGACCTTACCTACCAAATCGTCGAGCTTGCCAAAGACATCGCTGAAGAGCAAGGATCGTACCAAACGGTCTACCCAAACAAAAACGGCACGAAGGAAATAGACCTTCCCAAAGCCTCATTAATTAACGACCCTTTCATCGTACAATGCTTTACTCAGTCTAGCCTACCAAAAGATCCAGCAGGACGTTTACAAAAAGTCACAGAAATGGTACAATCAGGTATGATTACGATCCAGGAAGGACGTAGGTTATTAGACTACCCAGACTTAGAACAAATCGAGAAGTTAGCAAACGCCGCTGAAGAACGCATCTTTATGATTTTAGACGACATCTTAGAAACAGGCAAGTACACACCACCAGACCCTTTCATAGACATAAATTTGGCTACTGACCTGACTACCAGGTACATCAACTTATACGCAACGGCCGGTTTAGAAGAAAGCAAGATGCAAAAGCTGAGAGACTTCTTCAACCAGATACAAGCCATTAAGATGGCAGCTATGCCGCCACCGCCTCCAGCTGGCGCCCCTCAAGGACAGCCTGCTCCTCAAGCCGCTCCACAACCAACACCCACCTCACCATTGGTTCCTAACGGGGCTCAACAATGATTACGAGATTTAAATCTTTTATCTTAAACACATTTTTAGACCTAAACCTCGGAGAATAGAATGAAAATCACGCCAGTAGCATCCCCGACCCTCATCCCAGTAAACGGCACTCCAGAATCCGTAAGAACAGCCAAGGCCGTAGCAGCCTTTAACAAAGGTGCGTCATCTTACGACCAGCAGGCCCAAGAAACACCTGTTTCAAACCCAAACCAGGTGTCAGTAGAAGAATTGTCAGCTATTAAAGCCCCCGTCCAAGAAGAACAAGTAGAAACTAAGGAAGAAGTACAAGTAGAAGAAAAGCCTGCAGCTAAGACTCCAGAAGAAACAGCGTTGAGCCGTCAGTTTGCACAGCTCGCACGCCAAGAAAAGGCGTTACGCGCACGACAACAGCAACAAGAACAGGCTTTGAAAGCCAGAGAAGCACAGCTCCAGAAGCAAGAAGCTGAGCTCCAAACCAAGTATAACATCGATACGACCAAGTATATATCCAGGGATATACTAAAGCAGCAGACTCTCCAAGCCCTTGCTGAAGCAGGCGTATCATACGATGAGCTGACACAGCAAATCTTGAACCAACAGCCAAGCAACCCACAGGTTGACGCTACCATAAGCCGCTTAGAAGCTAAGATTAAGGCATTGGAAGAGCAGACTCAAAACCAACAAAAACAGGCAGAGCAACAGCAACAAGAAAGCTACAAAGCAGCTATCCGTCAAATCGAACAAGACGCTAAGGCATTAGTAGCAAACGATCCTAACTTTGAGACTATCAAGGCTACCAACTCGGTAAGAGACGTAGTAGAGTTGATAGAGAGGACGTTTAACGAAACGCAGCAGATACTCACCGTAGAGCAAGCTGCACAAGAGGTAGAAAACTACCTCGTCGATGAGGCATTGAAACTTACTAGAATCGGTAAAATTAAGACCCGACTCGAGCAGCCTAAGGCCACGGGGGCTCAAGTCGTAAAGCAGACAGCAGGTCAAACCGAGAAGCAGACACAACCAACAATGAAGACTCTAACTAACGCAGCAAGCGGCTCTAGGAAGCTATCGTCTAGAGAACGTGCCTTACTAGCGTTTAAGGGCGAGTTAAACCGGTAACTCAAGAGAGTTACTGATCTATATCTAGGCTAGATCACGAATAAGATGTTCATAATCACAACGATTGTGATGCCTCGATACGTCATGGTGGCGTATTGAGAATAACTTAATTTTGGAGAATTAAAATGGCTGCAACATATGCCAATAGTGCGAACCAGATCGCCGCACTTAAAGAATTGTACACTGATGATAAAGAGTACATGAAAGATCTAGTGTACAAGGAAAACCCATTCCTTGCACTCGTCCCTAAGAACGAAAGTCCAGACGGATTTGCCGGTAAATACATTCCAGTTCCTTTGGAATACGGTACTCCCCAAGGACGAAGCCACACCTTCGCAAACGCACAAAGCCAGCAAACACCAACAGCGTTGGTTAGCTACTTTGTATACGTAATCGAAGATTATCAACTTGTTACTATCACTAACCTTTTAATGGAACAGACTAAGACTAACGCCGGTGCGTTTGTTGATGCTGCTAAATTACAAATGGATGGTGGTTTCCGTAACATCACTAACAACATCGCTTTTGAACTGTTCGGTTCTGGAACTGCTACTCGCGGTATCAGCTCTGCAGCTTCGACTCAAAACGGCGTTGTAGTTGGTGGCGTTGTTCTTCCATTGAGCAACTCTCAACAGATCGTAGCTTTTGAAGTTGGAATGCTCCTCGTTGCTTCTGCAACTGATGGCGGCGCTCCCTCGACTGATACAGTCTTGATCACTGCTGTTGATCGTGCTAACGGTATCGTATACGGAACAGCTTCGGCTGCTACGCTTTCTGCTAACTGGGCTATCGGCACAGGCATTGCTTACTTGACAGTTTCTGGTGACCTTCCGTCAGCAGGCGCTGCCAACACTGGCTCGTACCTTGCATTGTCTGGATTGGCTGCATGGCTTCCTGTTACGACTCCTGCCGCTAACGACAGCTTCTGGAGTGTAAACCGTTCTGCAGATCCTACTCGACTGGCTGGTTGCCGTTATAACGCGCAAGCCTACACGATCGAAGAAGGTCTGACTAACGCGTTGGCATTCTTAAACCGTGAAGGTGGAAAACCAGACCTTTGCATCATGGACTTTGCTTCATATGCTTCTCTGGTCAACAGCCTTGGCGCAAAAGTTCAGTACGTTCAAGTTGACCATGACGAAGTTGAAGTATCATTTGAAGGTATTACCTTTCAATCTGCTTACGGCCGCGTCACTGTATTAGCTGATCGTTCTTGCCAACCTCAGACTGCATACTTATTGACGATGAATACGTGGAAACTCCGATCACTCGGAAAAGTTCCTCATATCTTGACTTATGGTATGGAAGGTCTTGAAGGTCTCCGTGTTGGTAATGCTGATGCATTAGAGATCCGCATTGGCTATTATGGCAACCTTATTTGTAGCGCACCAGGTTGGAACTGCGTAGTCCAATTAAGTGCTTAATATTAGTTAATTATAATAGCCTAGTTAAATCTGGGCTATTATTTAAATGCTTTGTAAGTGTTATGCTCCCTACGTTATGTAGGGGGCTTTTATAAATAAGGTACAATGAACTATAACTTTCCCATCGCATTCTTTGATCCACCAGAGGTCGTCAACACGACGGTCACGCCTATACCTGGTTCTGGATCGTTACCCCTGCAGGTAATAGCGGATACGGGATTTAGGAGTGGAGTCGCCATAGACTTCATTGACACCACCGGTGATTTCATCGGAGTGTATTTAGGTGCAGCAGGACACGAAGAACTTCTTTGCATAATAGGAAACGGACAATCAGGCAGAAGCTGGGGAGTATTCCCAGCGCATAGTAGAGTCTCACTACGATCATTAACAGCAACTCCAATCACTAACGGTACCGTCGTAGGTACGATAATGAGTTACTGATGGCATCAACACAGATTAAAGATGGATTCAATGGTGGTAGTGATAACCAGGCTAAGGTAGACAGCCAGGGTCGATTGTACGTCTATGACGCAGGCGGAGGAACAGGCAGTAACGCCTCAGTAGGCCCTAACGGTTCTACGGCTCCTACAAGCTCTACAGAGATCGCAGGCATAAACCCTGAGGGAAACCTCACACCGGTATCTGTAACCGACAGCGGGGCTATTAACGTCGTAACCAGCGGCACTTCTACGGTGTCAGGAACAGTCGTATCAGAAACTGCAGGACTTAACAGCTTTCAAACTAGCCAATACACGATAGGAACAACTGCTGTACACTTAGCTCCGACACCGCTTGCAAACAGAAGCAGCATAAGCATTACGATTACGGCTTCTGCAGGTGTTCCAGTCTTTATAGGAAACTCAGCCGCAGTAACTATCACTACCGGCTACCCGCTATACAACGGATCTACGATACAGCTAGACTTAACGCCCACCGGTAACGTCTACGCTATCTCAACTACGGCAGGACAAACTGCCTCAGTACTGGAGATAGCTTAAATGGCAAGGATAAGTACAAGCAGCACAGGTGGTAACGTCAACATACAGGATACCGATGGTAATCCTATATACTCTAGTAACGGGGCATTAGACGTAAACGTCGTCAGCACTGGGGCGGGCGGGAGTGCAATAAGTGCATATAATGAGATTACGAACGTTGCTATGGGCTCTTCTGCTACCGTACTGACTTATACGGTACCTACAGGAAAAACGTTAAGTATATCAAGGGTTTTGATGAGCAGTGACTCGATAGGGATAATAGAAGTGGACATAGCAGGCTCAGCCAACGCTAAAGGACGCTTCTCCTACACTGCCTACAACATCGACTTTGAGTACGACGGATACCAAATAGCATCAGGAACAGTAATAACTGTCGTTGCAACTAACAGTAGTCTTCAAGGTGTTGCTAGCTTTAACGCCACGCTACAAGGAACATTGGCTTGAAATCATTAGAAGTAAAAAAGATCGAAGTAGAGATTCTCCAGGTTGAAGCAGCTAAGGCTTCTTTGGAGTTGAGAATAGCTGAGAGGCTAGACGAAATAGACAGGATTAAAGAAACCATAGCGGTTTCTGATGCAAAGATAATTGAACTTAAAGACAAATTAAAAGGAAGAGTAAATGGCTGATTTTAACAGTTCACTACCAGTAAGAACCCAGAACAACGGCGACGTAAAAGTAAACATCGCCGACGGAACAACAGAATCACAGTTGATGTCAGTCGATGCCTCTGGCCGATTGACAGTCAAGATTGACGACGGAAGCGGTAACGCGCTTACCTCTCAAGCCAACGGTGCGCAGAGAGCGTTAGACGTTGGTATCGACGTTGCTGGCGTTCAGATCGATCCTCGACAAATCAGGGCATTGACCTCTGCCGACGTAGTAACCGTACAGCAAGGTACTAGCCCTTGGGTTACGTCTGACCTAGCTGATGGCGCAGTCTCTGGCGGTACAGCTGGAACTAAATCGCTCCTAGCTGGCGGTATCTACAACAGCACAGCCTTGACGCTCACCAACGGTCAACAAGCCTCGCTGCAGTTAACAGCTGCTGGAGCACTCGTAGTTACGACTTCTTCTGGATCCAGCTCTACTACGGTATACCAAGGAACGACTCCTTGGGTTGACAACATCTCTCAGATCGGTGGAGCAGCATTGGCTCTCGGTCAGACGACGATGTCGGCCTCTATCCCAGTAGTAATTGCTTCTAACCAATCGTCTATCAACGTTTTAAACACTGCAGACGGTTCACTGTCTGGCGGTACGGCAGGCAGCCAATCCTTGGCAGCTGGTGCTATCTACAACAGTACGGCGCTGACCCTGACTAACGGACAACAAGCTGCCTTACAATCTGACGTCAACGGTAACTTAAAGGTTAACCTCGAGACTTCAATTCCAGCTGGAACAAACTTAATAGGCGGCACTAACGTATACGTCGGCGGAGCCATAGCCAGCACTACTAACCCAGTCCCTGTATCTCTTAGCACGATTCAAGCAGGCACACCTGTTCAGTACTACCAAACTTCTGCATCGTTAGCTCCTGGGTCTTCTGTAACGTTGACTTACACCGTAGCATCTGGACACACTTTTACTCTCGAACAGGTCTACGCTTCGGCATCAGGTAAGATCAAAGCAGTAGTACAAAACAGCGGAAGCACGATATTCGTAGGATTTAACAGTACGGCAAACCCGAACATCAACTTTGTCCTAAGCGTGCCGCCAGTAATAGCTGCTGCAGGAACTGTCAGCGTCATCATCACTAACGATGACTTGTCAGCTTTCGACGTGTATGCTACTATCGAAGGTAACCAAAACTAATTAAGGAGCCGCATGGCTGACTTAAGTAGGAACGTCGCAGACCTACCTACAGTAATCATAGGCGCAACAACGGCGGGAGTAGCAACTACTCCCGTTGGTGCTGATACGTCTGGCAACATGTACGTCAACGCCCAAGTCGTAGCTCCTCCTACGGATTTAACTGTCAGCGGTACTTTGACGAGCGGATCGTCAGTAATAACTTTAAACATAAACGGGTCTTCGTCAGGAAACTTAGACGTTTCTGGAACTTGGGTCGGAACTATTCAGGTTCAAGAAGTAAGCGCCAGCGGAACTAGGACTTTACCTGTCCAACAGTTTAGCTCTAGCATCAATACTAACGGCAACATCACGGCAAACGGTAACTACAGACTTCTCGCGATACCAACTAACAGCACAGTCCAAGTAGTTTTTTCAAGCTACACCTCTGGTACAGCAAACATAACTTTAAGAACGTCAACAGGCGTGTATGCAGTTGAAGCCTATAACGTAACACCAAGTAACCTACAAACCGCAGCTAACTTATATGATGGTTCTGGTAACGCCCTCACATCTACAAGTGGAGCATTGAACGTAAGCGCAGTATCTGCTGCAGATACTTTTGTATCAGGAACAATTACAGCACAAGACACTGCAAGTACGTCAACTACTTATTTTAACGCACAAATATGGTATTCAGGAACTCCTACAGCAGGTTCTGTGTTTGCTGTTTCTACGGTAGGTATTCAATCAGGAATGGTTGAGATTTCAGGAACTTGGACAGGAACACTTCAAACAGAAGTATCAGTAGACAACGGAGTTAACTGGATTTCAAACACGATTCACACGGTAGGTGGGCCTGATTATGTAAATGCAGTGACCAATAACGTTACAGGATCTTTAAATTTAGGTGGGAAAACTAATTTCAGAGTAAGGTCGACGCAACCTTTTACAGGAACAGCTACAGTACGTCTTATTCAATCACAAAATGCTACAAATATTTACGTAGCAAATCCTATAAAGTTGCTAGACGGGTCTTCTCAAACTTCTACGACTACAATGAACATAGTACCTGCGTCTACTGCGGTAAGTTCGACCAATACCGCAATATCTGTAGGGTTATCTCCAAATAGCCCACTGCCTTCTGGCACAAACACATTAGGTACAGTCAGCAGTAAGACTCAAGATGGCTCAGGAAATTCCATAGTTTCTTACAATAGCCAGTTGAGCGCAAACGACATAATCAACACGAGCTTGTCTAGCGGTAACTTAACTGTGACAACTACGGCAGCCCCAGCGAGAGTCGGATCTACCAATTTGGCAAACAGGAAGATGCTCATGATAGCGCCTACAACCAGCACAGTGTACTTGGGTTCTAGCGCTACGACGTGTAACATTCCTATATATCCAGGCCAAGTCGTATCGTTTGCCTTTTCAGCAAACGTAACTCCTTATCTACTAGGAACGGTCTCATCAACAGTCATGATATTTGAAGGTGCTTGATGTCGCAGGACGGGTATTTTTCATCTTACCAAACTGCCCAGAGTCTTTACAGTAGCTTTACGACTGGTTCTGTCATATTTCAAGGCACTAACTTTCTTGCTCAAAACAACGCTTTGTTTTTTTGGGACAACACTAACTACAGGTTAGGCATAGGAACAAATACTCCTACGTCGTCACTACAAATCGTTAACAACACGAACGGATCAGTAGTAGCCAACATAACAAATTCCAACACAGGTAGCTCAAACAACATTCAATACACCCTAACAAACGACTCAGGGGCATATGGTCAATTGGCATTGTTTGGAAATACATTTGCCGGGTTACCCGCGTTACAAAACGTAACTCGGCTAGCAGGAACAAGCGGAGTATGGATAGCATCTGACGTATCAAACGCTAGCGGCGGTACGGATCCTATTTCATTTTCTGTAGGCGGCTACAACAACATTACTGCACAAGCCACTACAAACGGATTGACCGCAATAAACATTACAGACACGGGCATACCGGCGTCTGCTTCAGGCGCACCGTTGACTATTACCAGCGGACAAGTCCTGAGTTACGGATTGGTAAACTATCAAGTCTCAAGCAGCACTGCTACGACAGTAACTACAACCGCTGCAATATTAAGCGGAGCAACCGTAACCCCAGCTGCAGGTACTTATCTAATCATATTTAGCTGCAACGCAACTGCCTCTTCCGCAGGTGGAAATACTTTAAATGTAGAGTTATTAGTTGGTGGAACTGCACAAGCAGACACTTTGAGGCAAGCAACTCCTACAAGCGCTAGTGCGTTTTCTGCATTTCAATACATGAATTCAGGATTTAACAAAATCATAACTGTTAACGGCTCTCAAGCCATAGCGGTTCAAGGTCAAACTACTGCCGGTACTGTAACAATTACAGGTTACGATTTAAGCATAGTGAGGATAGCATGACCCAAGAACAGATCATAGCAGCAATAACTGCAGCCCTTCAGCAGCAAGACAGCAACGGTGAATATTCTAACGTCATACTAGTCATGCAAACCATCTTAATTAACCAGCTTCAATTAATGGATGCCGCGCATTTGCAAATCATAGCTAACGCTTTGAATATCAATACGAGTCAGTCATGAAATTATTGAGAAAGATTAAGGCTAAGCTCTTAGGAACATTCGTAACAGACTGCCCAGTCTGCCACAAGCATTTTTACGGTCATGAAGACCATGCGTCTCAAGTTAAGATAGCCGGTAAAAATTACCGAATCGTCTGCCCCCGTTGCAAAAAATCCTAAAGTCTAACTAAGAACCTCCGATGAGTTATCATGGAGGTAATTATGAAATTTAAATCAGTATTGTTAGAACTAGCGCTTTCTTTCTCAATTGGCTATACTTTAGGCTTTGTATTATACAATATATTCTAGGGGGATCTATGAGACCAGCAGAACGAATAGCTTTTTACTTCTCTTGTTTAATGCTAGGCTTTTGGCTAGGTTACGGGTTAGTTTTAGCCATATATTTATACGTCAAATAGCAATAATTGTCACAAATGCCGCTCAACGGCACTATTTGACAGCGTTTCCCAACTGTATTACGTCTCATATTGGTACGGCTTTCGCAGTACTTAATATTGCCAATAAAGGCGTAACAAAGGAAACGTATGGAATTCGAAGTAGAGCGTAAATACAGTCAGACACAGAGCAAGCAAAAATCAAGGATGACACCTGAGATGGTGGCCAAGCTAAAGGAAGAAGCTGCTAAGACACCAGCATTTAGCAGCCTCTGTCATGTCCTAGCCCTTCGCGAAAGATCGAGAAGTCAGTTGACGTTGAGAAACTTAAACATAGTAATGCAAAGGGAAGGCTTTAACTACGACTCAGAACAAAATAAGCAGTCCCTCCTTTTCCTAGCATCCATAGGTGTGGGCGTAATCGACAGAGATTTAAAAGGAAACGTCAGAAGTCTTAAGAACATCAGGGTCATGCTACAAAACGTAGGCCTTGCAGCTTTGTCTAAAGTTAAGACAGAAACTCCTAAAATATTAATCCCTGAAATAAAACCACAGCCTACGACATCTAAAACTCCAGTCGTAGTCACTATATTTGGCAGATCTATAACTATAGAGATGACTACCGAAGAGGCCGCAGGCTTCTTGATAAAAATATTACAAGGAGGTCCAAAGTGAAAATGTTTGTTGACAACCGCGTAGACGAGGCGGAGAAGCTCTTAAGCGAATTCCTTGAAATTAAGGAGATGGTTAAACCATTATTAAAAAGACTCAAGGACATTAACAGCTGGTGCAAGACGCAAGGAAGTTTTTGCACCGACAAGTACGTATGCTCAGTTGAAGAGCGAGAAAGAGAAGCCATGGTTTCTAAGAAAGAAGCCATATTCATACTCACAGAAGAGGCAATAAGAAGTCTAGGACTTATGAAAAAGAGTAAGTATTTACTCGTACACATAAGTAGAAAGGGACCACATTGAAACACTTATACATACAACGAGCAAGAAGCATAATAGACAATATGAGAAGAAATCACAGTGGATCTGACGTACATGACGCCCACAGCATCCTCGGGTCAGCCACGTCCTTAATAGAAGCTTTAGAAGCCAATATATTAAAAGAAGAAGAGGCTTTTGAAGTGTTAGTACATATAGAAAAGAGACAAATCGAATTTTTTAAGAAAAAGTTTGGTTTTTAAGAATTTTATCCGATAATAAGGAATGATGTTAGAGGGGCTTTTAATCACTACGTGTCTATACCAACCTAGCGCCTGCCAAAAGGTGGGCGACGTCTACATGAAGAACAACCCAGAGATAGGAACATACGTCTCAAACCAAGGCGATAAGGTCAAGGATTTTTTTGAGACAGGTTTTGGAAAACAGCCTACGGAAGTGACAGCGTCTATCGCTTATGCAGTCTTTAAGCATACGGCACGTTTTAAAGCGGCACGAGATTTGTATATTGATCTAGGTAGCAAGACCATGCTCGGGGAACCAAATAGTTATTACTTTTTTAAGTTAATTTATAGTTTTTAGGGGGACAGTATGACGCACGTAATATGCACGATGGTTTTTATGTTTTTAAACGCTCGTCACGTCGAGCAGGTCAAGGGAACAGTCGTATCTGACCAAAGCGAAGTTTGGACCGTTGATTTTCATGATTATTTTAAAGAGCACCCTGAGTATTTTATGGATAGAGACGTATTAAAAGTTAACAGTAACGAGTGTTTATATGATAGATAAAATAGTTCGAATTCATGACAGCCTTTATATAATAGTGTACCAAGACGGCCATGCGGTACGCATATCATCTGACGTAGGTAACGCATTGGCCTTGGTTGAAGAAATATTGAGTCCTAAGTTTAACATGACTTATACAAGTTACTTTACTGCAGTAGCTATGGAAGGAGAAGAAACATGTCCAATAATAGCGGCTTAGATTACTTAGCCGGAGATTTGATTCCTGCGTGCCCAGTAATAGCTAACATGAATGAATTTGATTGGTCGCAACTTAACGAAGAAGATCCAGACATAAAGGTAGATACTACTTTACCCGTTGGTAAACCTCTGACTCCATATAAGTGCGAGTGTGGGTGCGATTCTTTATATGGGGAAAATAACAAATTTCATTCACCGTGGTGCCCAAAGTATGAAAAACAATGAGTCCTATATAGCTCCATAATACTTATTTTTGGAGCATTTTAAGACACAATTGGGAGGAAAATGAAAAACAATGAGTTGAGAATAGTAATAATGGAACAAGTAGCACCTTGCCGTTGGCAGATAGTCAACAAACAAGGATATAAATTAATGGAAGACATAATGATAGGCATATACGACCAAGCAGAAGATTTTGTAAAAGCCTACATAAGCAGTTACGGTGATGTTTCGTATATAATGAAACCATTGAAGGAGAAGTTATGAAAAGCACGAGCGACAGTACTACTATTAAGAGCGTGGGCAATAAGTACTATGAGGTAGGATTGATGCAAAGACCAAGCGGTAAATATTACATATACACCATGAAATCGGGGGAACATAAGCAAGAATTGAGCTCAGAAGTATTAGATTATGGATTTGCATCAGAAGTCTTTGAAAAAACCGTACAGAGGATGGAGGATAATTAAATGACAAAATGGTTTTATAACAAGATCTTAGGCATATTAAGAACTAAAGAAGGCTGTACAATAGAGACCTACGTAGAATATACTGTAAATAGTTCTGCAGAAGCAATAGTAAGAGACGTGCTAGGTTATAGGTACCGAGTCACAGTAGAGGCGTTAGGTAGAACATTTGATGATCGTAAGATGGATGATAACAACAATAAGCTCGATTTTACTCAAGTGGTATAAACCGATAGGTGCAGCTATGATTACTACGTCAACTTCACGTCTATTATTCAAAGTAGGAAGCTTGCAAGTATTTGAATTAACTGCAGCTTCTTACATTCCCAAAGAAAGAGTTTATCATCAGTACGTATGGAGAGACAATAGGATGCAGGCGCACCAAGGGACTTTTCCTACGCTCTATGAATGCATGGAAAATTATGGAAACAACTTACAAGCCTACCTGATGGGCAGTAAAGTTCCTCTAAATGCCCAAAAACCCCTGTCAGTCGTTGAAGACAACGTCATACAAGTGTCTTTTAGGGACAAAAAACGCATTAAGTGACAAACATGCTCTTTATGGAGTCGGCGTTAGATCGGTTCCTGGGAATCGCGTGGGTGCTAAATTTCCAATAATACCTCTACCCTCCCGTAAACATCGGGTTATATGTAAATGAGGACCATATGTCAAATGTAAACTACCGCTCACAATTCATGTCTAGCTACGCAGGTCAATTCGTAAAATTGATGGCCAAAGTATCTATCGGCGCTTCTGGAGCTCCTACCATAGCTTCTAAGTCTGGAATGGGCATTTCTTCTATCGTAAGAAACAGCGCAGGTAACTATACTATTAACTTAACTCAGGCTTTTTATAATTTATTTGGAATTCAAGTAGTTAGCATCTCAGGATCGAGCGCTCCTGCTGCTCCATTATTAAACATTGTTTCAAACAACGTTCAAACAAGTTCAGCTCCCTCTGTAATCATTCAACTGCGAAACGCTTCAGGTGCAGCTACAGACCCTGCTTCTGGCGAAGTACTGTTAATTGAAATTGACCTTAACAGAAGTAGCACCGGTAACTAAGTTATAAGCAATAGCAGGTGCGGAGTGAGGGTGCCGCTTAAAGACTGGACCGCCTGCTAAACGTCTAAGGAGCTTATGGCTACATTACCTGGTATCCCACAGAACTTTGCTGTTCAAACTGGTAACCAACAAATCCTCGTCTCCTGGGCTCAAACCTCAGGAGCTACTTCTTACGTCGTACAAAGAAGTCTAGACAACGTAACCTTCACTACAGTCGCTACGGTGTCAGGCTCTCCATTGGCTACGTCCTATCTAGACACCACTGTATCTTTAGGCACTAACTACTGGTATCAAGTCGCTGCTCAGAATAGTAACGGATTGAGCCCTTATACGCAGTCTCAAAGTGCTACACCAACTCCAGCAGCTGAAATGACGCTGGCTGAGATTAGGTTACAAGCCAAACAGAGAGCTGATAGGGTCAACAGTCAATTTGTAACAGACCCTGAGTGGAATCAGTACATCAATAAAGCCATGTTCGAACTTTACGACCTCTTGACGACTGTTTACGAAGATTACTTCTTAGCTCCCCCCATTCAATTCGTATCTGACGGGGTAACGTACATATACGCCCTACCAAACGGCTCTAATACGTTCTTAAACGCGAATCAGCCGTCGCAGGTTGTAACTCCTCCACCTTTCTACAAACTCATGGGATGTGACCTTGCCCTTAATAATGCTGTCAACGCTTACGTCACTATTAATAAGTTCAACTTCGTTGATAGGAACAGGTTCGTATACCCTAACACAGCTAGTACTATCTACGGTGTTTTTAACCTCCAGTACCGCGTTATGGGTACTAATATCATATTTATCCCTACTCCATCAGCAGGACAAGCCATAAGACTCTGGTACATACCACGACTCGTAGAACTCCTTCAAGACACAGACACTACGACGATGGGCATCTCAGGCTGGATCGAGTATACTATAGTAAGAGCAGCAAAATACGCATTGGATAAGGAAGAATCAGATACGTCAGTGTTAACCCAAGAACTGCTATTTTTAAAACAAAGAATAGAAGAATCTGCTGCTAATAGAGACGCTGGAATGCCAGACAAGATCAGCGATACTAACCAAGGTAATTGGTCTAACGGTTGGCAAGGCGGCACTAACGGCGCAATTGGAGGTTTTTAATGCAGCTCCTCCCTCTTAGGCTGACGTTGGCTCAGATGCAAAACCAATGGGCAAGCATCATAAATCCCCTGCTTAGCAACCCAGCAGGTAACGTTTCTCTGTTAAAGTCTATTTCATTAGTGTCAGGCAGTAATACCGTCAACCACTTACTAGGACGAGAACTGCAGGGATGGTACATAACTAGGATGAGAAACGCCGCAGCTCAAATCTATGACGTACAAAATACTAATCCAACCCCAACATTAACTTTAATCCTACACAGCTCTGCGCCTGTCGTAGTAGATATAGCGGTGTTTTAATGGCTTATACAATCTCCCCCAACATGAACCTCATAGTTCCTACGGTAGGAAGCGAAAGCGGCCCACAGTACGCCACAGACGTTAACAACTCCTTGACGCTGGTAGACCAGCACGACCACAGCACCGGCAAAGGCGTACAGATTCAGCCTGACGGTTTAAACATCTCATCAGCTTTGACATTCCAAAACAACCCCCTTACCAACGCTCAATACCTCAACATGTACCTTCAGACTACCGCCCCTACGGTAGCGCAGAGCCTTTACGTCAAGGATGGGTCAGAAAGCCCCGCACTGCCAGATTTATGGTACTTTGACGGCACGAACCAGATTCAGATTACTAGCGGAGGCCAACTAGCCCCAGTAACCGCTAGCATCTCCGGTATTACGTACGCAGGCGGAACCTTTAGTTTTGAGCAAAACCAGAGCTCTCTCCCTACGACTCCTGCAAACTTAAGTGCAGGATCAATAATAATACGCCCTAACACGGCAGCTACAGCATATGGAGTCGAACTAAATCCACCAAGTGCCATAGCTAGCCAGTATTCATTGTTTTTACCGTCTGTACCAGCAAATCTCAGCTTCTTAACTATAGACAGCGGCGGCAACATAGGAACAGCTTCTAACGTTTCCGGAGCTCAGATTGAAGCTAATACTATTACAGGTTCTCAGCTCGTCAACAACACGATTACGGCAACGCAGATTGCTAACAACACTATTACAACCAATCAGATCAGCAATTCAGCCGCCATTACAGTCACCCAGTTGCAACCTATCACTTCTTTTACGGCAAGTTTTTCAGGAAGCAATTCTACGACTAGTACCTCTTACACCAACATCGTGAGCGTAAACGCGACGGGATTAGTGGTTGGTAGACCAGTATTTATTACTTTTACGGGGCAAAACGGTTATTTCGGTAACGTTGGAACTGGAAACACCGTGTTTCGAGTCGCCGAAAGCAGCACTGCCACAATATTAAACACGTTTCAACTAGACACAGCAAGCAACGTCACGACTTCTTACCATCCTCCTTCTTCTATGAACACGGTAGATTTTGGCATAGCTTCTAGTTCTGTAAGTTACGTACTACAAGCAGCAAGTTTGACCGGCGTAGAAGCATACTGGCAAAACATAACAATCAACGTATTTCAACTCTGAGGCATCGTGGCACTTCAAAAGCAGCCAATTCCAATTAACTTTGCCAAAGGATTAGACACTAAATCTGATCCTTATCAATTATCCATGGATACGTTTCTTGTGATGCAAAACTCTGTCTTTACTACGACAGGGCGTATCACTAAGCGTAACGGCTTCACCAACGTCACGACCGTCCCAAACAAGATTCAAACTACGCTTACGACTATCAACGACAACCTCGTAGCTACCGGCTCTAACCTCTACGCTTTGAGCCAAGACACTAGCCAGTGGTTAAATCAAGGCATCGTTCAGCCTATATCCATAAGCACCCTTCCTTTAGTAAGAAACAGCTACAGCCAGACGAGTCAAGACATGGCCGTTTCGTCTCTCGGTTTGGCTTGTCTAGTATTCATACAAAACGGTGTGGCTTATTTCCAAATATCAGATTCTTCGACAGGTCAGCAGATCGTCAAGCAAACTAGCTTATTGTCAATAGATACAGGGTCTAGCGCCATAGTTGCTCCTCGCGTATTCGTCGTCGGTAATTACTTTTACATAACCTACCTAGCAACCGTATCAGGCCAAAGTCAGCTGAGGTACATTCCTATATCGATGGCCAACCCAAACACAGCGACTTCTTCTCAACTAATATCAAGTACAGTCTATTCAACTACTTCCGGATACAACGCAGCAGTCCTTAACAACACGCTTTACGTGGCTTGGTGTTCTAGCGCAAGCGTAATATCGGTTACTTACATAATAGGGTTTAGCGTCCAAGTTCCAACTACGATAACTGGCCATACTGCAACTTACATGTCGGTTACGATAGATCAGTACGACAGCATAACTCCTATTATATGGGTATCATTTTGGGACAGCACGAGCACTAACGGCTATACGGCAAGTTTTTCTCAGTCTCTTGTTTTGTTGAGCGGACCTACGCAGATCATAACTGGCATGTCCCTCAACGCTTTCACGGCCGTCGCAGCAAACGGAAAGTTGAGCTTCTTTTACGAAGTAGCAAATACTTACGCTTCGCCCTACCCTGTCACCGGAGTTAAGACTGACTACATAGTAGCCAACACTTTGACAGGAACTACGCTCGGAACACCTAAAGTAATATTAAGATCGGTAGGGCTAGCTTCTAAAGCCTTTATAAACTACGTATACACTCTCCCATCAGCTCCGAGAGCCCAGGTGTCAGGCCCCACGCTTCCAACTGGAGCAACGTTAATATCTTCTACGATATACATGTTTGCAACTTACGGAGAAATTAATACCGACACTAACAACGGAGCCCCTGACCAGCCTACATACTTCTTAATAGATAGCGCTGGCAACATATATTCACGTCAAGCCTACAGCAACGGCGGCGGGTACACGACGACTCAAGTCCTACCAAGCGTATCTTACGAAAACGGCAGTTACTTTTTTCCGTATTTGTTTGCAGATTTATTAGTCACCGTCAATAAGGGAACGAATAACGGAATTCCACAAAACAGCATATATACCCAGACAGGCGTAAGCTTGGCTCAGTTTCAGATTAACGCCGAGGCCCAGCAAAGCTCAGAGATCGGCGGATCTCTTTATTTGACAGGCGGACAGTTGTGGCAGTACGACGGCGTCAAACCAGTCGAGCAGGGATTTCAAGTATGGCCAGACAACGTCCAAGCCGTATGGTCTGCAACTGGCGGATCGATGGCTGCAATTCCTGTATCAGGTGGAAGCAATACCAACGCTTATTACTATCAGTTTTGCTATGAGTGGACAGACGCTCAGGGCGTAATCCAAAGATCAGCGCCGTCTATTCCTTTTGCAGTTACGACGACTGGATCAGGAACTACTGGCAGCGTAACACTTTACGTTCCGACGTTGAGGCTAACCTACAAGATAGCACCAAACCCGGTGAGGATAGTCGGCTACAGGTGGTCTCAGGGTCAGCAAGTTTATTATGAATTCACAAGTGTTACGTCGCCAACAATAAACGATCCTACGATAGATTTTGTGACGATTACAGACACTCAGGCCGACTCAAACATCCTAGGCAATACAATTATCTACACTACAGGTGGAGTCGTAGAAGACATTGCAGCTCCTCCTTGCATCGACAGTTGCTTGTTTAACGACAGGTTATTCCTAATAGACGCAGAAGATCAAAACCTCCTGTGGTACTCAAAGCAGGTCATTGAGGCAACGACTGTCGAGATGTCAGATCTTTTGACGATATTTGTCGCTCCTACGTTGGGTGCGCAAGGTAGCACAGGATTCATGACTGCCTTATCAGCCATGGACGACAAGTTAATAATATTCAAAAAAGACGCCATATATTACATCAACGGCACCGGACCTGACAACACTGGCGCTAACAGCACTTATTCCGATCCTACGTTCATTACAGCCTCTGTGGGATGCGCAAACCCAAAGAGCATAGTCTTGATGCCGAACGGGCTGATGTTCCAGTCTGACAAAGGTATATGGCTCTTAGGACGCGACCTGAGCACTAACTACATCGGCGCACCAGTAGAGATTTACAATTCACAAACCGTGAACAGCTCAGAGACTATACCAGGTACGAATCAGGTGAGATTCATACTCGACAACAACATGACTCTTGTATACGACTACTATTTCAACCAATGGAGTACGTTCACTAACATTCAAGCAATATCGTCGTGCTTGTGGCAGGGGTATCAAACATACCTTAACACGCAGGGGCAGGTATTCCAAGAAACTCCAGGTACGTACGTAGACGGAAGCTCTCCAGTCCTAGTATCGCTGACAAGCGCATGGATGAACTTAGCAGGGCTTCAAGGCTATGAGAGATTCTACTTCATGTACTTACTTGGAACGTATTACTCACCTTTCAAGTTAAACGTCCAGTTTGCATACGACTACAATCCCTCGTCTCTCCAAAACGTCATAGTAAGCCCAGACAACCAGGCACAGCCTTGGGGCGGAGAAGCTAACTGGGGAAGCGGCACACCTTGGGGCGCATCTGCCGACGGCGGCGTCTTCAGAGCTAGGATATTCCCGCAGAAGCAAAAATGCGAGTCTTTCCAAATATCGATAAACGAAATATACGACGCTAGTTACGCCCAGCCTCCAGGCCAAGGATTGACATTGTCAGGAATGAACATCGTAGCCGGCGTTAAGAAAGGCTACAGACCAAGCACAGCTGCAAGGTCATTTGGGTAATGATTGTTAAATGGGTAATAATTGGTAAGTTAGTGACAAACGTGCCTTTTTGAGCCTGACGACCAGTGGCTCAGGGGTAATAATGTCACTCTACGGGGATTACATACTCGAAAACCGTGGCGACTATATTGTCGAAAACGACAAGGGTTTTGCTACTTACAGGTACCTAAACGAAGGTAAATCAGTGTATATAGTAGACATTTACGTAAAACCTGAGCACAGATCAAACCACGTCGCATCTCAACTGGCAGACGAAGTAGCAAAGACAGCTAAGCTAACAAAACAATCCATAGAAATGTTAGGAACCGTAGTTCCAGGCGCTAACAAAAGCACCGAGAGTCTCCAAGTTTTATTAAACTACGGCATGAAGCTTCAATCAATCCAAGGTAACATGATAGTAATGAGTAAGGAAATATAATGGGAGCGGTTTCAGGACTTTTAGGAATAGGCGGAGGCGCTAGCGGTACAGGGTACTCGGCCCCTCAGCAAGCAAACATAACTAACGCTACTACGGCAGCTCAAGCCAATACAGCTTATGGCGGAGCTCAAAACAGCTTACAGCAGCAACAACAACTCCTACAAGCACTACAAGCTCAAAACGGACTTCAAAACCAAAGTAGCGTTTACAACCAGTTACAAGGTGTCGCCAACGGAACTGGCCCAAACCCAGCTCAAGCCCAGCTAGCCCAAGCTACAGGCTCTAACGTTGCTAACCAAGCAGCTTTGATGGCAGGACAGCGTGGATCCGGTGCCAATGCCGGTTTAATCGCACGACAAGCCGCACAGCAAGGCGCCAACACTCAACAGCAGGCAGCAGGTCAGGCAGCGTCTCTGCAAGCCCAGCAGTCTTTAAACGCGTTAAGCGGCCTAGGATCACTGGCAACTCAACAAGTAGCCCAACAGCAGCAACAAGCCAACACTAACGCTAATACTCAACTAGGCGAACAACAAAACATATTAAACGCCATAGCAGGACAAAACAGCGCAGCCGTAGGAAGTCAACAAAGCGTAAACTCAGGTAACGCCGCTTTGGCATCAACTGAGATGGGTGCTCAAAACAACTTAATCGGTAACGCAGCTGGTGGTGTAGGTACGGCATTGCAGGCAATAAAATTAGCTCAAGGTGGCGTAATTCCTCATTACGTTAACGGCGGTGGAGTCAGCGTAGATTACGACAACCACGACGACGTGTTTAGCACAAGTCCCACCGCTAGCGGCGCAACTCCTCTTGATACTCCCGCTTCTACGGCACCTGCGGCTCCCGCCAAAGCAGCAGCTCCGGTCGCATCCGCTGCACCTGATGCTCCAGCAGCTAAGTCTGCCCTCGGTAACGTACTCCACGGAATACTAAATGGCGGAAGTAACACCTCAAATGGAGGTAATAACGCCTCAAATAGCGGTTCCCAGCTTCAAGGCATGGGCTACGCCGGTCAACAAATAGGTAAAGGAATAGGAACAGCGATAAGCGGTTTATTCGGCGGTTCTAGCTCCTCTTCAGCTCCAGAAAAGAACGCAAACCCGACTGACGACCAGATGGCAGCATTTATGGGCGCACCTGGAACTACGCAAGCGAACGGATTGCCAACAGACGACGCAATGTACAAGATGATGTCTTCAGGTGACCCAAATTCCTTAGTAGGAACTCCATCGCAAACTACTATACCATCAGGACCTAGCCAACAGTTAGATGCCAGCAACGACGACGTAGGACTCATGGCAGCTCACGGGGGTAAGGTTCCAGCACTAGTTTCTCCAGGTGAAAGATACTTGCCTCCTAAGGAAGTAAAGAAAGTTGCAAAAGAAGGCAAAGACCCGATTAAAGCCGGAGAAAAGATACCGGGTAAACCAAAAGTCGGCGGCGCGAAGAACAGTTACGCTAACGATACTGTTCCTAAGACTCTCGAAGAAGGTGGAATAGTCCTTCCTAGAAGCGTAACTCAAGCCAAGAACCCCCACGAAGAAGCTTATAAATTTGTAAAAGCCATAATGGCTAAGAACAACGGTCAACTTCCATCGTCTAAGAAATCGTAAAGGATAAAATGGCTAACCCATTAGGTATCGACCTCAACAAGTTCAAGCACGTATCTAGCGATAAACATACGACTACGCTTCAACATAAAGACGGACATTTATTAAGAATAGCTCACAGCGTCCTAGCTCCGGCGTCTCGCAAACAATTAGAAGCGTTGGCCAACGTAGGTAAAGAAAACGCAACGCACGACCAAGCCGAAGAAGCTCAGTATCAAGACAGCAAGAAGATGGCTGACGGCGGAAGCATCCTTCCGCTTAAAGGCGTTAGGAACGCTCCAGCATTTGGCGGCGGTAAGAGCTTGTCAGGACATGAGCTAGAGAAGAGAGCAAAGACAGACAACCCTGAGCATAAGCAGACGCACCTCAACAACGCAAAGCACCTATCAAAAGAAAACACGCAAAATATAAAGGAAATGCCAAACCCAAAGCTTCAAGGCTTAGCAGCTGGTGGGTCGGTAATGCCACTTGCATTAGATGACATGTACGCAGAAGGCGGATCTACAGACAAGGGCATCGTAGACATACGTCCAGACAAGGGGTTTGGTAAGATCATAGTAACTAACGGGCAAGACGAGCCAAGTCCTTACGCCGACGGCGGAGACGTACAACCTCAAGACGACAGCGCTCCTCAGCAGAACATGAGCGTAGCAGTTCCTCAAGACCAAACGTTCATGCAACAACTCCTAAGTAAGCAACAACCTCAGCAACCGCAACAGTTAGACGAAGCATCAATCCAACCTCAGATAGCTCAAGACATTCCTCCTGAGAAGAAAAAAGAAGAGCCTAAAGACAGTAAAGACAGTAAAGACAGTAAAGACAGTAAAGACAATTCTGACGTTGACAATATAGTTTCAAACCAGCAAGAACAACTTCAGAAGGCTTACACGGAACAAAAATTAGGAGCTCAACAACAAGAGCAGGCAGCAGCCCAACAAGCCCAGCAACAACAAAAAGCCATAGACGACAACGCCACCGCCCAAAACCTCGCGCAAACGACTTTTCACGAAGAATTGGCAAAATTAAACACCGAACGTAACAACATATTAGACGACATTCAGACAAACAAGATAGACCCTCAGAAGTATTGGACAGGTAATGCCCAGGGCGAAGGTGGACACAGCAAGATCATGGCCGGACTTGGCATCATTCTTGCGGGTTTTAATCCTACGAATAACCAAAACGCCGCTATTAACTTCTTAAAGTATCAGATGGATCAAAACTTAGAAGGTCAAAAAGCCGATCTGATGCGAAAGCAGACTCTCCTAGGCAACAACTTAGCTCAATACAGAAACGTCAGGGACGCGCTAGACGCATCACGACTCCAGCAAGCAGAGATACTGAGGGCTCAGATGATGCAGGCAAGTAACAACGCTGCAACACTTCAAGCCAAAGCTGCCATGAACAACAACATCGGGTTGTTAGACAAAGAGTACGGACCATTGCAAGCGAGCTTTGCGATGCGTAAAGCCATAATGAACTTGGCAAGCCAACCTGACGACGGATCTGGAATTAAAGACAAAGCCATCCAGCATACCTTGAATTATATGAATGCTACTCCTGGAATGCAAGAAGACGCGAAGAACTTGGCAGGACGGTACGTACCAAATGTTGGACTAAGCAATCAACAAGTTCCTCTGTCTGTTCGTGAACAAATAGTTGGTAGCCAAAAGTTAGACGCTGCTGTAAAAAACTTACAACAATACGTTGCACAACACGGCGGTTTGTTAGACAGGATGAATCCAAGGGAAAGAGCATTGGCAGCTCAGATGGTACTTCCAATTCAAGCTGCTTTCCGAGAAGGAACTCTTGGAACAGTCTACCGAGAAGGTGAGCAGCCACTTTTAGATAAGGCAGTCAAAGGACAACCCTTAGACCTGCTTCAGTACTTTTTAAAGACAGAACCAGCTAAACTCAACGAATTGTTAAACGCAAACAAGAGAAGTACTGATATACTTAAGATTAATAATGGGTTGCCTGTTCAAAAGCAGATGCCGCAACAACAGCAACAACAACCTGTTATCGGGAAAGACGGTAAAAAATACGTCCGACAAGGTAACTACATGGTACCAGTGAAGTAATGGATCAAATTCCAGAAGGAGCCATACCGGTTGATCAGTTTCAGCCGGCTCAAACTCCACAACCTCAGCAACAGCCTCAGCAACAGCCCCAACAAGGTGAAGAGACTCCTCCGCCTGGCGCCATACCCGTAGATCAATTCCAGACACAAGATGAAACCTACAATACTCCTAGCCAGCAATTAAAAACAGCAGCCGAAGGTCTTGGAGAAGGGCTTATAGGACCAGCAGCCCCTTACTTAGAAAAGAAAATCCTAGGCGTAAAAGCAGAAGACATCCTAAACAGAGAGCAAGCGCACCCTTACATTAAGGGTGGTGCCCAGATAGCAGGTCTCTTCAGCCCAGTTGGAGAAGGCGCAGCCCTAGCAAAGGTAGGAGCGACTATCACCAAGGCTTTTGGGTTGGCAAGTGATGCTAGCTTATTAGCAAAGATTGGTGTTAAAACCGTATCTCAAGCAGCAGAGATGGGTTTGTTTCAGGCCGGAGACGAAGTCTCAAAGATGATCAAAGAAGATCCGCAGGCATCGGCAGAGTCAGCCATCGCCAACGTCAAGACAGCAGCAGCCCTCGGTGGTGCTTTTGGCGCTACGCTTGGGGCTGTATCTCCGTTATTTAAAGTCGCAATCGGGGATAAGGTAGGAAAACTCCTAGAAGATTTTAAAGGTGAAGCTAACTTTAGGTTAGACAACCCTGATCTTCACGAAGCTTTTACAAACGAGCTTAACAATTACTACACTAAGACTAGCAAGGCTTTTGATTCTACCTGGGGCTTTGACGGAATTAAATCACAAGCCGTAGAAAAACTAGCTCCCGAATTAAACGACAAGATCATAGGTCAAACTAATGATTTCTTGGAAAAATCTCAAAATTTAGTAGACGACATGAAGTCTAATCCTAATAGGTACCCAGCTTACCTCGTAGACAAGGTAGAAAATAGCCTTTCTAAGTACACAGAAAACGCTCAATCAGCCCAGAGCAGCTCAGAGTTGTTTCAAGCTACTAACCAGTTCAAAAGAGAGCTTCAAGGCTTGAGTAAGTTTGATAAGCAAGTCCTATCGATAAGCCCTGAATTCGAATTTTTGCAGAGTCTTAAAGGCATAGGAAAAGACATACGCGTCGGACTAGAAGACAAAGACGTGTGGGGTAAAGCCGGCGACGTGCAAGAAAAAATAAACGCCGCTGCCTCTAAGTATTTTGATCCTTTGAAAGATTTTGAAAAAGCTTTTGCTACTACGCTCAACGGAGAAAAGATAATAGATCCTGGTAAAACCAATACTTTCATAAATCAGTTTGGTGACGTAAAGGCGACGATTAAGACTCAAAAATTAAAAAACTTCGTAGACGCTTCTGAAGAATTTCGAAACGAGTTGTCAAAGATTCACGAAGCAGCTGGAATAGAAAATACTGTCGAACCAGCATCTACGGCCATAATTGGACATTTATTAGACAAGCCAACGGCTGGAAGTAAGTTAGCCGCCAAACTTGTCGACCACGGCTTGTCTAGCATAGCCGGTAAGACTGCAGGAAGCTTAGTCGGAGGTTACGCAGGAAGCTTCATAGGTCACCCTGAGATTGGTGGACTGATAGGCGGTTACGCACTAGGACCAATGTTCAGCTCTGTCCTACCTGGCTTGACAAAACCAATATTAGAAAACGAAACCTCGGTTAACGGAGCAAAAGCTGCAATAGATTACGCCGTAAACGTCATGAAGGGCGAAACAGCCTTAAACCGAGGTGTTGCAGGTATATTCAAACCAAGTACGGAAGTCATCGCTTCTAAGAACATGCCTGACGACAAAGACAGAGAAAGAATAGACAACCTCGTCCAAAAAGTAAACGACGATCCAAACAGCCTGATACAAAACCAACCAGGCCATTTAGGACATTACTTACCAGATCATCAGGCTGCCGTAGGTATGACTACTACGAAGGTAATGACGTACTTAAACCAGTTGAAACCACGAGCAACAAGGAACAGTCCGCTAGACGCCAACATAGACCCAACTCCTGCCGAAGAAGCTCGTTACAAGCGGGCACTAGACATAGCTGTCAACCCTGACGTTGTAATGAAGCACATAAAAGACGGGACTCTCCAGACGACTGACCTTCAAGACCTACAAAACATGTTTCCTAACAGATACCAAAGAATGTGCGGTAAGTTGACAAACGAGATTGCCGGATTAAAAGAAGACAACAGGAACATACCCTACAAGACAAAGATAGCTTTGAGCTTATGCCTAGGACAACCGCTAGACTCTTCGATGAGCCCTCAATCCATAGTCGCTGCACAACCTCAACCTAAACCGCAGCCCCAGCAACAACCTCAAGGTAAGACTAAGAAAGGCACATCAACCTTAGGTAAGAGTAATCACTCGTATCAAACTCAGACGCAAGCAGCAGAATCTGACAGAAACGGCAGAAACGACTAAAGTTTGACAAAAGCCCTGCCGAATAGTAATATAACTCGGGAGGACGTATGGCAAAGTACATCGTATTTACAATATTCTTAATTTCTGGCGTAGGAACCGTCCCAGCTCTATTATACCTCGTAGCCAGCATGGTTATAGACGCTTCGATAGAGAACGCTAAGAAGCAATAAGTGACAAACCTGCTGTTAGTACTAGGGTAATCACCCCCTAATCCTATCAGGAAGGTAATATGTCGAGTCGTCCCCAGTTTAACCCGTACCCGGTCATAAGTAACGGGAATATGGCATCGAGTATTACCTCCAAAGTAACTATAATCCAAAAACTATCTCTCGTCTCTTACGCCATATCCTGGACCGGGACTTCTCCTGTCGGTTCAATGTCCGTACAAGTATCAAACGATTACACTCAAAACGAAGCTGGAGTCGTGTTAAACGCCGGAACATGGAATACGCTGCCATTAGGTGGAACTTACGGAGTATCTGGCAATACAGGTAACGGTTTCATAGATATTGACGCAAACGCAGGATACGCATTGAGATTAGTATATACAGCTTCTAGCGGTTCTGGAACGATGCAAGCCATCGTCACAGGTAAGGTGGCTTAAATGAGTTTCTATGCTTTTTACCCACCCGAAGCTTCTGGAACAAGCACTAACGCGTCTATCGGTCCAACAGGTACGACTGCCCCTTCGTCTGCAACCGAAGTAGCTGGCGTCAACCCATCAGGCAACCTTCAGCCTCTTCAAACTGACTCAGCCGGTAATCTATTAGTCGACATAGCTTCTCCTATAGTATCAAGCGGTAACATTACAGAATTTGCAAGTAGTCCAGTGCAGACAGGAACAGGCGCTTCTGGCGCAGGTATTCCTAGGGTAACAGTTTCAAACGACTCAAGCGTCCTTGTAAGCTCTTTACCCAGCATTCCAGCAGGTAGCAACGCCATCGGATCCGTATCTGTAAGTAACTTCCCAGGTACGCAACCTGTATCAGGAACCGTTGCTGTAAGTTCTATTGCCTCAGCGCTGCCATCTGGAACTAATACCATAGGTGCCATATCAAATACTAGTTTTGCTGCAACACAGGCAACTGCATCAGCGTTAAACGCGACTGTCGTAGGTTCAGGTACCGCCGGTAGCCCTGCTTCTGGCGTAATAACTATTCAAGGTATTACTAATGGAACAGCCATTCCTGTTTCTGGGACAGTAACCGCAAGTAACCCGTCAGTCGGTACAGACGGCGCCGCCGCTCCGACAAGTTCAACACAAATTGGAGGAAGTGACGGTACAAATCTACAGCCTTTACAAGTAGACGCTAGCAAGAATTTAAAAGTTAACCTCCAAACTTCATTGCCTGCAGGCACGAATGCAATAGGTAGCATAACTAACACAAGTTTTATTGCAACTCAAGCAACGGCTAGTAACTTAAACGCTACAGTCGTACAAACAACCCCTGCAAACTTACAGACTACTGTAACTCCAGCTTCTGGTAGCACGTTTACAGTCGTACAACCTACAGGTACGAATCTTCATGCAGTGTTAGACAGCGGCTCTACAACTGCCGTTACACAACCTACTGCTTCAAACCTCAACGCGACTGTTGTAGGATCTGGAACAGCCGGAACGCCTTCAGCTGGCGTAGTAACTATTCAAGGTATTACAGGTGGCACAGCAATCCCAGTATCAGGTACTATCACTGCCTCTAATCCGTCAGTCGGTACAGACGGATCAGCAGCTCCAACAAGCTCAACACAGATTGGTGGATCTGATGGTACTAACCTCCAGCCCCTGCAAGTCGACGCTAGCAAAAACTTAAAAGTAAACTTACAGACAGCACTGCCGGCTGGAACAAACGCCATCGGTAGCATCACTAACACGTCTTTTGCGGTAACCCAAGCCACGGCTAGCAATTTAAACGCTACTATAGCCCCGCTGACGAGTTCTAGCACGGTAACGGTAGTTCAACCTACGGGAACTAATTTACACGCCGTATTAGACTCAGGCTCTACCACGGCAGTTACTCAAGCAACCGCTGCTAACCTCAATGCCACGGTAGTTGGAACAGGAACTTTTGCAACTCAGGTAACTAGCCTTCCATCTACCCCCGCAGGAACTAACAGCATTGGTAAGGTAAGCATAAACGGAAGCCCAGGGCCAGCCAACGCTCCTGTCTACAACGTCTACAGCACTACTAACATTACGACTTCTGCTTACACTCAGCTAATAGCAAGCACGACAAGCGCTACAAACTACGTTGACATATTCGACAGCTCCGGCCAAGGCATGATATTGGCTGTAGGCGCTGCAGGTAGTGAAGTAATTCAAGCTTACATCTCTCCAGGTGGAGACGAGTTTGCGCTTCAAATACCTGCTGGATCTAGAGTGGCTTACAAAGCACTGACTGCAAACGCAACCACAGGGTACTTGTTACTCAACTTGTTTCAATAGGTGAAAAATGGCTCGTAGTCCTATAATCTTTGGCGGCGGAACAATAGGTAAATCTATTACTGCCACTGGAACTAACGGTCAAGCCATAATAACAGATGGTGCCGGTAACCTAAGCTTTGGAAGCGTTCCAACGGCCTACACAGCTCCGACAGTCCAGAGATTTACTTCGAGCGGAAGTCAAACGGGATTGTTGTTTAGCATAACTGCTCCTACGTCAAACGTTTCAGCTGGCGCAACGTACACTAACAACGGCAATACTTACACCGTATTATCGACGGTTACCACGGCTCAAAGCGGATTCGTCTTATATACTAGCGGAACTGGAAGCGTCACCGGAACTACGTTGACTAAAGCTTCTGGAACTGGCCCTACTACGATTACCTTTTCACTGGCTCAAGTACTGGCTACCTACACAACTCCGACTAGCCCTACTACACCATTGTACTTACGAATCCAAGTCCTAGGCGGAGGTGGAGGTGGCGGTGGCGGAGGTTCTGGCACAGGGTTAACCGCAGGCGGTACTGGCGGGTTTACTTCTTTTGGAACAGCCATGCTAGGAGCTGCAGGCGGAGGTGGCGGTTTAACGTCTACTCCATCGGGCGGAGGAGTCGGAGGATTGACTACTATAGGAACTGGTCCTATAGTCTTAGTAGCAAACCAAGGCGGAGGCGGTAGCGCTGCAGACGGCATCGGAGCAACTCTCGCCGGCGGATTAGGTGGAATATCTTTCTTCGGTAACGCAGCTTCTCTCAACTACGGCATAGCGGCAGCTTCAGGAAACACCAACCAAGGCGGAGGCGGAGGTGGTGGCGGAACTACATCTTCTGGTTCCATAGGATCAGGTGGTGGAGCAGGGGCTTACATCGATGCCATTATAACTTCTCCGGCTTCTACTTATTACTATTCTTTAGGTGCAGCTGGAAGTGCAGGTGCAGCTGGAGCTTCTGGCGGCGGTTTGGCTGGCGGTACTGGCGGTAGCGGCATAATCATAGTTACGGAGTATTACGAATGAGCCCAGTAGACGTGGTACTTACATACAGTAACGGAATGACGTTCTTGACGGGTTTCAACAGCATGGCCGACGCGCAGGCATGGGTAGCCAACGAGCAACAACAACCCTACTGGCAGTCTAGCACTCAAGTTGCTTATAATAGTCGTCCTGCACAACCATCCGTGCCTTCAAGCGTATCCTTAGGACTACAGTGTCAACAAGTCGGAGCCCAATGCATAGCACAGGTTTACGCTCTTAACGACGCTAAGTTTGCAGCAGGAACACTAACACAAGCAGATTTTCAAAGTATCCTAGCGGATACAACTTTACAACAAATTGAAAGACTTTTATGGGCGGGTGCTCTTGCGACAGCTCAAAACATGTTAAGCACGTACACGAGCCCTTATTACACTTCGGCGGACATAGCCACAGTATCTGCCATAATAACTAATTCAGGCTTAATGCCGTGAAAACCATTGCTGAGTACACAAACGCTCAAGGCTTAATAACGGCAGGGCCGTCAGCCGGCATGAACGGTGGCGATACCTGCTCTCGTCAGATGTGTATCGGCTACTGCATAAAGGTGTGTTTCCCAGAACGAGACATATTCTCAGACTACGACCATAAGATGACGCTGCTCATGGACCCTAAAACTCATCATTACATTCGCTGCCCAGACCCGGTCAACTGCAGCAACAATCCTTTAAACTGGTCTCGCGATCAGATGATTCCGTTCATGGCCATGTTAATGGCCGAGCCAAAGCATACGTGGCATAAGTGGAACCTCTTCTGGCAGCACATGAAGCATGGATTCTTACTGGCGTTTAACTGGAAGAACAACGATCAGTATCCTACTCAAGCCCTGCAGACACAGTATGGTGGCGAAAACCCTTGGGACTACAGTACGAAATGCCCAGATCCTACGTTATTTGACGTGTGGGGCATGTGGATCAGGGTTTTACGGCTGTACCCACTGTGGCCTCTTTTGTTGATTTCAGACCTTTACAACTCAATCGGTTGCTTAATCCTCGTAATCCAGCAGTTCGTCTTCGATAAGTTCAATTGGGGGTCAGGTGCGAGCATAGACTGTCAAAACGTCATACTGACCTGCGATCAATCTACCCGCTTCATGCCAACTCCCCTAGCTTACGTTGCAATGTGGCTGTTGAAAAAAACCCCACTCCAATCGCAGATAAACCAATTCTTTACGTTGAGAGACGACCAACCACCTGTAGATCAATACCTATTAAAGTTATTGGGCTACGCATACCAAAACGACAAAGTATTACCTTGTGAGGTACAATGAGACAAGTCAACGATAACATAATCCCGCTACAAGCAGCAGCTTCAGTAACTACTGCAGCCCTACCAAGCCTCAACTTGTTCAGCTGTTCGGCACAAATCACAACTACAGGCGCAGCTGCCGGAACCTTGAAGATTCAAGCTTCTAATGACTACGTAGTCCAAGCCAACGCTGTACCAGTAAACTGGAGCGACATCCCAAGCGCGTCAGTTGCTGTATCTGGTGCTGGATCCTACTTAATACCTTTTACTAACTTATGCTACGAACACGTTCGATTAGTATACACTAATACAGGATCTGGTACTATCTCGGTAGTATTTAAAGCCCTCGGAGAATAGTCATGGAAGAAAAAATTGACAAGATAGTCGATAAGTTAACTCACATAGAAGTGACCTTAGCAAAGCAGCAAGTCATACTACAAGAACACATGAAACGATCTGAAGCCAACGAAAAAGCCATAGAGATCTTAAAAGAAGAGCAAAAGCCGGTAAAAGAACTGATGATAAAAATCAACTTCATCCACAAGTCCATACTATGGGTCGGTGGGATACTTGCTGCTCTACACGGGCTACTCAAGATCATATCGATGAGGTGATTATGAAGAGCTTCATATATAACCTATTGTCCCAGAACAGTAGCCTCTCTAGCATGCGATTTATGGCCCTTCTATGCCTTTTAACGGCCATGATTATAGCGATTTATGGCGTCATAGCAGGGCGCGACGCGTCAGGCATAGCTACCCTCTCAGGAGTGTTCTTAGCGGCTGCAATGGGCGGTAAAGTCGGTCAAAAAGCCATCGAGACCAAAAACACCAAGATAGTCTCAGATACCGAAGAAATCAAGTAAATTTTTGGCCGATCTTTTGGCCGATTTAGTATTGGGACAACGGTGTCCCAATTCATAATAGCGACACAAAATGTCGTAAGTAAGTAAAGAAGTAAGAACGGCGGCTGTCCTCTAGTTAATGAGACTTGCACTCAAAGCCGACGTCCTTACAGCGACTACGTTAGATGACTGTCATCCGCAGCCAAAAACACCTTAACTGTAGGGATGACGATTGTCAAACGTCTTTCGTATATTTATCAAACCTGGCCCACTGCTCCGGAGTCATTCCGTACTCCTCAGCAACCTGCTCAAGTAAAAACGTTATCTCAGCTTTGTTTCTAAGTATCTTTTCTAGCTTCGACTCAAACTTATCCTGCGTACACTCGCAGAACTTGTCTGGCTTTATGTAGAGCTTAGTTCTTTCTGGTACCCATCCCATGCACATCTTGCAGTATCCCATATTTCCTCCTTTTTTATGAGCGTATTAAAATATGGAATAAATGCTAGCTAAAAAGAATAAACTAGACTTATGGCTTAAAAAGAATAAACTAGACTTATGGCTTAAAAAGAATAAACTAGACTTATGGCTAAAGGTGAGGTGGGGGTTCGCTACGCCCCTAGGTGCCGGCGTCCATTATGCTTGGAGGATTGCACCAGTGTTAACCTCCTAAGCTGCCCTCGGTTCCAGTCATAGACAGCTACCGACTAACCTCAAGGAACATCGTACTCGTTTTTTAAATCGCTGATGATTTTTCTTAATTGATCAATCTTAATCGTTTCTTTGTTTTCGTATTTCCACAGACGTCGCAACTCTTCGTCTAAATCTTCTAGTACTCGCTCTGCTCGACCTGCCCTACTTGCTCGGTCAAAATCTTCTTGGTCTTCTGGTAAATTAAACCACATTGCTATCTTCATTTCTTCCCCCGCGCCTTTGCCGTGTTTTGCTACAAATTCGTGTTAAACTTGTAGCGTTAGTGAAGGCTTTCCATGTTATTCGTTGTTTCGTTTCGCTCGGATTTACATGCCATCGCCATAGCCATCGCCATCGCAATCTCCATTGCCATAGCCATTGCCATTACCATGGCCATTGCCATAGCCATCGCCATCGCCATAGCCATCGCCATCGCAATCGCCATTGCCATAGCCATTGCCATAGCCATCGCCATTGCCATTGCCATCGCCATCGCCAGTGCCATCGCCATAGCCATTGCCATAGCCATAGACATAGCCATTGCCATATGTCGTTTGCGAATCTTCTCCAATGTTTATTTCAAATGATGTTTCCATTTTTCCTCATTACAAACTATCGTTGCTACTTCGGTTAAAGGATGAAACTCAACAAGTCCATTTGTTGGATCAAGCCTGGTTGATTCTTTTGGACCTTCTGCGGCCAATTCGCCAAGACCTTTGGTTGTTCCCCACGAACGGATAACCATCGCATTATAAATCTTGCACTTTTTCTCTCCATACTCGTAACGACCAATCATTACCCATCCACGCTGCAAGATAACAATGCGAACATCTCCTGTAGATGAATAATTTTGGTTTAATCCTTTTTGAACGTAAACAACTCCATTTACTATTATTTCTGTAACTTCTGTTTCAATTCTATGTTTTAACTTTTCATTTTCATTTGCCAAAGCATCGTATGCGGCTTTTTCAATCATGTGGAGGGCGTCAGGGTCTAAACCATCTACTCTCTCAATATAAGTATCTGCTGGTCCATCTGCGTTACCTTTTAACTCTACATATAATTCTTTAAACCCAGTAAAATCACTCATAACTCAACCCCCGCGTTAACAAGTAATAATGCGTTAATAATTCGTTCTTTCGGCGTGTCGCCAAGCTCTACGTATTCAAGGTATCCATCATTAATTTCAGCTGCGGAATCAAAATAAAACAGACGCATCAGCCCTTTGACTTCTTCGGTATAATTTAGAGAATAGTAAGGCGCGCAATGTCCTATGGCGCAACGCTGTCCGTATTCGTTTTCATAACTACCCGTTGTCCACTTTTCATCTGGAATAGCATCAAACTTATTAATAAAATAAATCGCATCGTATTTCATAAAACTCCTATTCGTAAAAACACCATACGTATATTCTAGCGCCTTCTAACCTATCTGCCAACCAGTCTTTGTCGTTAAGAAGCCTGTTCCTACCTGACGGATGAGGCAACTTGTAATGCTCAACCTTCATTTTTAATAGAGCCGTAGCGGCGTTATTGCCTAAAGCTATTATAGGCATGTCATTTAAATCTGCTTCTCTTACTATTTGCTGAAAATCATCGCTAGTAGTGTTGACTGCTTTGTACCACTTCATGTCTGGAGCAATGATCTTATGCCATTTCTTTAAAGTCTCGCCGCTCTTAGTGCCAACAAAAGCTAAGTCAGGATTAGTATTTTTACGGCTAGGCTTATCGCCAACATAAAGAACCATTATAACTCCCGTCATAAACTATGCTAAACTACCCTAAACTATGCTAAACTTTTAATAACTTAACCTAGCAGTTTAGCTATAGTTCGTTCCGCCTTAGCAATCTCTCTTTCCATGAACGCTTTAAGGTGCTTATCAACAGCCATTTCTGCCTGTCTTTTGCATTTTTCTATGTAAATTCTTAGTCTTGCGACTTCTTTTATCAGGTCCATTCTTCCTCCCTATCGTAACGAGCTTCTTCTCTGTCCTCTAAAGCTTCAGCGACATCTATCTTAGATTCTATGTCGCAAGCAAGATTGTCCCAATCAATACGCAGATCCTTCTCGTCTAAATAAAATTCTTTGTTTGATATGACAATAGAATATGGAGTCACAAAAGGCAGATAATTAGTCCATTGAATCTCAAAATCGCCTTCGACTTCTAGTTCAAAGGGAGCGTTTTCTGTCGTGTAGTTAAGACTATTGAGCTCACCTTCGCTAAGATCGTGCGAGTATATGACGCCTCGATATGCCGTTCCAAATACCTTACGGACTCTGACTCTAATCTTATCCATAATGCCTCCCTGAAATGATATTACTGTATTTTTTTAATAGGCGCAACTAAGAAAACCAAAGTATCAGCCTTAAACATCGTATAAATAATACGATAGCCTGATTGCTCTATTTCTTTAGCTTTAACCTGTGTGCCTTTAGGATAAATGATTGTTTTCATGTGCCCTCCTAATGACTTATCGGGAGGGCAGGTAAGAACTTAAGTTATTTCTTAGCAAATCCTAAACGAAATGTCGGACAGTTAGAATAAACCATAGTAAATGTGCCAAAAATTGACTCTTGTGTAATTTCGGTACGTTTATCTATGAGTTCTTGAGAGCAAGAGATGTCTACAATCTTATCTGCAGCCTTGTACTGTACTGCTTCTTTGGCGTTTAACCACCATTCGTCCTTAGCATGGCCTTTAAACTCAAAGATGCTCATCTTGAGACGATTAGCTACCGTTGTCTCAAGGTCTAAGATCTGCTTCTTAGCAAACTCAAAGCGAGACTCAAGTTCTCCAACCTCAAACTGTCCTTGAAACTGTCCTCGAGCCCTATGAAACATCAAAACACCTTTGTTGGTCATCATCCGTTCACCGGGTAGCGACTCGGTAATATCTGCAGCCATAGAAGCTCCAAATATTACTATGGTACGAAGATTAGGAACTAGCTTAGCAACCTCAATAAAATCAAGTCCGGTGTCAACTTCGCCGCCGGGACTATCGATTACTAAGTAAATCGGATAATCTTTGAACAATCGTTTTGCTACGACTTTAGCTAAGTCAAGTTCGAGTCGACCGATGCTGTCTTCGTTGACTTCGCCTCTCAACAATACCATGTTGTTTGAGTTTAACATGACTTTTTCATTCATTGCGACTTGAGCCCCGGCCGCCTTCATGCCGATAAAATACGCAATCCCTGCGACTAACAAAGCCTTTATTACCGTACCTGTGATCGTGTTCACGCTTTCTCCTTTGATGTTACTTTCAGTTTAAATTCGTTTATGTTATTTTGTAATGTCATGAACTTCTCAAAAGTGACGCGACTGTTGATTACGGCGTCTCCGACTCTCGCGCTCCCTAAGAGCACACAGCCTTCTGAGTCTTTTTCCGTGTTACCCGGGTGAAACAAGATGTTTGAGTGGCCAGTCACTCCCGTTATCTCAAAAGTCGTAAAGTCGTGTGTCATGGTGGCGAGCCGGTGCTGGCCTCTGACGCAAGAAAACTCTCCGTCTGGAATTTTTGAAATGAAGCTCCCGTTGCCCAAGCCCGAATCATACGCGTGCTCGAGCGTCGCCGCAATTTCAACTTCGTTTCCATCTTGAAGGTAAGACAGAGTACCAAATACTCCGTTTGCCCCTTTGTCGTTTCTGTTTAATATCAGATCCATTGTAACCCCACAGTTAGTATAGTATTGAATTTATTTCCCCGTCAATACTATACGTCTTTTATTGAGAAATAGTTCCGTCGCTGTTGATGTAGAAGTTGCACGAATCGTTAATGCCGTCTGATGAGTACTCACCAGGTGACAGTAAAGCCAAGAAACCGCCGTTAGCTGAATAAACCCCGTAGACCTGGTTATTCACGACGATACCGTACTCTGGAAACGTCCCAGGATAAGACGGCACAAATCCTGCGCAAAACTGAACGAATTGAATCTGTGTTCCAGCAGCGCCAACGGCCCCTGTAGCCCCTGTAGCTCCCGTGGCACCGGTTGCGCCCGTAGCCCCAGTTTGTCCTTGAGGCCCTGTAGCGCCGTTGCAGACGCTCGTAGTCATGCTGTTAACAGTAAGGTCTACGCCTCCGTTTGGACACTCAGCAACAGTAGATGGCGATGTCTGCACTACAGGCGTAGCGCCGTTCAACCCTGGCGTTCCTTGCGGTCCCTGTGGCCCTTGATCACCAGTGTAACCCGTAGGTCCTCGGCATGCCGTCAATAGGCTCACTAGGACGAGTAACGCTAATACGATAACCACCATTGCAGTGTAATTCACTTGTCTTTTTTCGTTGTTCATAATACCCCCAATAATGAAGTTATAAGACTCTTCGGCGTAATGCAATATTTACTTTAAAAAAAATAAGCCTTGACTTTGTTTTTTTAGTCGTTGCAATATAAAGCCATGGCTTTGCATCATATTTTGGAATAAAGGGGAGGAAGAAAAGTATGAGCTTAGAGACTGCATCAAAGTTACAAGCTGCAAGAATGATAGTATCACAAAGAGAAGCTGAGATAATGAAATTAGATAAGTACGCAGATTTATCTAGTTATATTTATAACAAAGACAGTCTATTTGAGACTAATAACTATATTCAGCATCTTGGAGGTAGATTAAGAAAGCTTAAGAAGAATGTTGAAACCTCAAAGACATCAGATTACTTAATGGCAGGTAAGACACTTTCAGAGGCAAATAATTACATAAGGCATCTAGAAAGAGAGTTAACAAAGTCAAAAAACCTATTAGTTTACATGGCTAAGCTGCTCGACAGTCACAAAATCAAGTATTGACATACGTATTAAAATAATACACACTATTATTATCAGCTTGATTCACATCTTCAGATTTGACCCCAGGTAACCTCCCTACCTGGGGTTTTTTCTTTTCATAATATGAAAGTGTGTTACTATTAATAAGGGGGAATCATGAAATACGATATATTATTAATTGGTGACGTAGACGAAGATCTCTTGAAAACTTTTGTTGAGTTTCTCATCGAAGCCGAAAAAACCAGGGCTAAGAAAGAGTTGAAGGTACTGCTGAGCTCTAGCGGCGGAGATGCCCACGTAGCCATGGCTTTTTATGACGTCATCAAGTCTTCTAACTTAAAGATGTCTGTCATTGGAACAGGCATAGTAGCGAGTGCTGCGAGCCTAATCTTTATGGCTTTTAAAGAGAGGTACATGACTCAAAACGCCTACTTCATGGTACACGAAGACAGCATCAGCGGGCTTGAAGGAGCCAAGGTAAGCCAGATAGAAAAAGAAGCACAGCATGCCAGACGCATCGAAGATCTCTGGACGACACTTTTTCCCGAAACTCAAAAATTAAATTATCTTGACTGGGCATATTTGCACAGAGAAGAAACTTATTTCAATGCAGAAGAGTGCCTAGCACACGGTATAATTAAGGGGATAGTATGATTACATTACTAGCTTTGTTGATATTTTCTATAGTAGGATTAGTATTTGTAGACATTATTATGGAGGACAAATGATCGAATGGTTGGTTATTCCTTTTTTAGCTGTTATTTTGTTCTTACTTCTTGTTATAGTTATACTTGCTTGTATTACTATTATTAAAGATTTTTGGAGGGATTTATGACCTTACCAACCATTACGATTACTAGTAAACAAAAATACATCATAGCAGGAACTTTGATAGTAGTAGCCTTTATAGGCGGCAGGTATTCATCTCAGAAGCCTGACGTCCACACCGTGACTCAAACGGCTGACGTTAAGAAAGTCAACGATCAAAAAGACACGCACACGCAAACGACGATTACGACAGTCAAGACTCCAGATGGAACCGTCAAGACCGTAGAGCAGATCAATCAGGTGGCAGACGAGGACACTAAAGTCGAAGATACGAAGCAGGTAAAGGTCGATCAAACGATCACCTCAGTAAAGGCTAAGAACAACATATCCGCCTTGGTGTCAAACGATTTTAGCGACGGAGTATTGAAACCTTCCTATGGCGTATCGTTTCAGCGCGAGTTGATAGGACCGGTAACCGTTGGAGCATTTGGTTTGACGAGCGGGGTACTAGGATTATCAATCGGCATCAACTTTTGAGGTTAACGTGGCGTTAGACGACATCCCTAAGGATCAGCTAGAAAAATTGATAGAAGAAGCAAAGAGACTTTCCAAGGAATGGGGATAACCTACCTACATAGTTAGAGACACTGACACTGGGGAACTTTACATAGTGGGCGAATCCCAGATAAGCAAAGACCCACCACAGGTGCACTGATGAGCTTTAAAGAGTTATGCAAGAACTTAGAAAGTAAAATTAAGAACAGCTACGAGCAAGGTGTGACAATACCTGACGCAGAGTTGTTAGCTGCAGAGTTCCTCGCTGCGCAAATTAAGGTGTCAGAAGAGTTGAAGGTAGCAGACCTTGACGCGAGGATGCGCAAGTCAGGTGTCAAGGCAGTTCGAGCAGCGATTTACATGGAAGCCGCGACTAAAGATCAAAAAAAGCCTAGCGACGTCTTACTAGCAGCGATGGTAGACATGAATCAGGTAGTACAGAGCGAGCAAGACGACTTAGATAAGGCAGAAGTAGAGAGAGACGATTTAGAACGGTATTACTCGATATTTCAACAAGCACACATATATTTTCGCGGCATAGCTAAGGGGAACTTCGGTGGCTAAGTTTGACATCCAAGGAATAGTATCTGACGTTCAAAAGCTTTACGCTAAGGACAACAAGTCAAAATCTATGATTACTACCGGAGCAGCACTCCGGAAAGAATATACGGACAAAGACGGCGTCCCAGTCCCAGCAGGCAGCCCATTGAGAGAGTTGGTAGGGCTTCCTTGCGTACCGTACAACAAGATCATACAGATAGCAGGACCTCCAGATTCAGGCAAGAGCACCTGCGCAGGGCAGTTAATGGCTGCAGCTCAAAAAGCCGGCAACGTCGTCATTTTGTGGGACAGCGAGCAAAAGTTTGACTCTAAGAGATTTCAAGACAAATTTGGCGGAAGCGTGGCCGACATCTTGATAGTACAGACAAACGAGATTCTTCAAGGTGGCGAGAAAGTCAGAAAGCTAGCCATCGCCGTAAAAGACAGATACCCAGACGCGAAGATCCTCATAGTATGGGATAGCGTCGGCGGCAGCCAAGCTCGTGGAGCAGCAGAGCGCGAACTAGACGACGAGAAGCACGGTCAGCCAGGACAAGACGCCAAAGAAAACGGCGCGGTCATGAAGATGATCGTAGGACTTATTAACAAATATCCAGACAGCGTAGCAACGGTCCTTATTAACCAGGTGTACGCTAAGATCGGATTTATGCAGCACGGTAACGCTGAATCCGGCGGTAAGAAGATTGAATTTCACTCGTCTCTCATCATTCAGTTAAAACAGATAAAAGTCTTAAAAAAGACAGTTAAAGGCCAAATTGTTAAATACGGTATCGTTTCTAGAGCACTTATGAAGAAGAACCATTTGTCTCAATCCGAGACTTCTCTTCATCAGCTAGATTTTGAGATTACGGCAAACGGTGCTAGAGTAAGTGATGATCAAGGCGAAGACGACGATGAATAACCCGATAGCCGTCATAATATCCGATGTACATTATAGCGTAAATACTCTCGATTTAGCAGACGCTGCAATGAACATGGCTATTGAAAAGGCTAACGACTTAGAAGTTCCATTGATAGTATCAGGAGATTTGCACGACACCAAGGCAAACATGCGGGCAGAGTGCGTAAACGCCATGCTAAAGACTTTCAAGAAAGCCGCGTCTAAGCCCTTAGTATTAGTTGGTAATCATGACAGAATCAATGAAAAAAACGAAGAGCATTCGCTTAATTTTTTAAATGACGTGGCTAACTTAATAAACAAAGAAGCCGTAGTAGAGTTACAAGGAAAAATCATTGATATTGTTAACTACAATCACGACGTCGAAGCGTTGAGAAGCTATCTTAAAAAACTTCCAGCAGGGTCATTCTTAATAATGCACCAGGGGCTTCTGAATTCTGAAGCAGGTGAATACATACAAGATCACAGCGCGCTTAGCCACGACGACGTAAAAGATTTTAAAGTAATATCTGGGCACTACCACAAGAGGCAGCACCTAAAGACGGGGCCAAGCGGCTACTGGAATTACGTAGGAAACCCGTACACTCTCAACTTTGGCGAAGCTTACGATCCAGAAAAAGGATTTTTAATCTTATGCGAAGACGAAGGACTCGAGTTTGTTCCTACAAAACTACGAAAACATGTCGTCATTAAATACGACCTTGAGACAAAAGAAGCAGAGTGGTCGTCTGGGCCAACCTACAGTAAAGATTTGATCTGGTTAAAGGTGAGCGGACCAAATTCAAAGTTAAAAAAATTAGATAAAGAAAAGTTGTGCAGTGACATTGGAATTCTAAGAAATTGCAGGTTTGATTTAATTCCTACGGACAAACAATCCTCAGTGTCAATCGATGCCAGCGTAACAAAAGAAAAGTTTTTAGATAAAGTCATAGACGCAGAACCTTTAGACCAAGAAAAAAAAGAACACCTCAAGAAGTTGTGGAGAAACCTTTGAAAATTTTATGGGCAAAGGCTAAAAACTTTGGCAGCTACGAAGAGCTTTACCTAGATTTTACTAGCATGGGGTTTCGCTTAATAGAAGGCCCTACAGGGTCAGGTAAGAGCACATTGTGCGATGTCATCCCCTGGGTGTTATTTGGCAAGACAGCTAAGAACGGTTTGGCAGACGACGTTTTACCTTGGGGGCAAAAGGTTGACACGACTGTAGAAATGTGCGTACAAAAAGACGACAAAGAATTATTAGTAAAAAGGGTGAGAGGAAAAAAGTCCGACCTTTACATTCAGGTAGACGACAAAGTCTTGAGAGGCAAGGATAATAACGACACCCAGGACTTAATTAACAGAACACTTGGTATGACTATAGAGTTTTACTTGGCCGGCAGCTATTACCACGAATTTTCCCAGACCGCTCAATTCTTTACTACGTCTGCTAAAAACAGACGGGTAATATGCGAGCAGATAGTAGACTTGTCCCTTAGCGTATTACTCCAAGAAAAGTTAGCCGAAGAATTGAAGTTGACTAACAAAGACCTAGAAGGCGTAGAAACTCTAGTCAATAAGTCAGAATCTGAGTTGAGTTTCATCAGTTCCGCCTTGGTTAATAATCAGAAAAAAGCCAGGCAGTGGAGAGATGAGCATCAAGAAAAAATACTGAGCCTCAGGGCTAAGCAAGATAACTGGGCTCTAGAGCATTTAGCTGCCGTAACGACTCTCCAAGAAAACTATGACAAGTTTGAAACTCAAACTGCCGTAGACATGAAGAAAGCCGAGCAGCAACTCTATGACGTTTACGATCTATTAGAGAAAGAGACGACTTCAGAAAGTCTGATAAGAGAAACTCTTTCCGCCATAGTTAAGAAAGACAACTTTTGCCCTACTTGCGGACAAGTCTGTAAGACTGATGAGCACAAGAAAGAAGAAGAGCTTAAGATAAAGCTCAACAACTGCGACTGGAACATAAATAAGCTTACAGAAACATGCGCATCATTGGAACAAAAGATAAAGACTTTGCAAAATTCCGTAAATCCTTTTAAATCAAGCTTAGAATTTAAAAAAGCCGAGAAAAATACTTACGGTGAGCAGGCAGCCGACCTTATGAAAGTCGAAAACCCTTTTGCCGACCTAATAAGAGAAGCAAAAGACAGTCAACAATCCTTGAAAGATCATTTAAATTTTTTATACAAAGAACAAGAAGAGTTGGCTGACCAGGTAAACGACCTAGAAACTCTAAAAGAAATTTTCGTAAAGTTTAGGGCAGAATTAATAAAGTTTGCAGTGTCTTCGATTGAACAAAAAACCAATGAATTCGTGAGACAGTATTTTAGCTCAGAGTTTACCGTAAACCTATCGGTAGAAAAAGCCGACGCTATTGATATAGAAATATACAAAGACGGAAACATCTGTTCTTATTCTCAGTTGTCAAAAGGTCAGAGAGGAATATTAAAACTGTGTTTTTCAACCGCCGTTATGGAAATAGTAAAAACCAACTCAGGTAATAGCATACCCGTATTATTTTACGACGAAGCCTTAGACGGATTAGATGAGACTTTTAAGATGCAAGCCGTGAAGATGCTAGAAGCTCAGTCGATTAAGTACGATTCATTGTTCTTAGTAGACCACTCAGAAGCAGTTAAAGCGCAAGTAACAGATAAAATCACCGTTAAGTACAGCAAAGGACACAGTAGGATATGCCAGCACTGAACAAGCTCTATACTAAGAAGCAGATCGACAACATGCGGAAAGATTTGATAGAAAAGCACGGCAACAAATGTGCTTTGTGCATGAAGCCTAGAGAAATGTTTAAGATGAATTTAGCAGTCGATCATTCGCACACATCTGGTAAAATACGCGGTCTTCTTTGTTATCATTGCAACCGATTTCAAGTAGGAAGGCTTACTTTAAAAAAAGCCATACCTATCTTTGAATATTTGATAAAATACGAAGGAGGAGAAGAATTATGTCAGAAATATGGAAAGATGTTGTTGGATTTGAAGGAAAATATAAAGTAAGTAATTTAGGCAGAGTTTACAGCGTCATAAAAAATAAAATATTGTCACCAAACGATAATGGTAAAGGTTATTTATCTGTTTTATTAACAACTAAAAACAGAAGGTACATTCATAGATTAGTAGCTGAAGCTTTTTTTGAGTTTAAAGGGCTAGAAGTTAATCATAAAAACTTAAACAAAAAAGACAACTCATTTGATAATTTAGAATGGATTACAAGAAAAGGTAATCAAAATCATATGGTTTTAAATGGAAAACACAATAAAGCAAAGTTAACGCTACAACAAGCACAAGAAATAAGAGAATTACTTTTACTTGGGGTTAATTGTAAAGATTTAGCAAAAAAATTTAAAGTAACAAAAACAACCATATACAGTATAAAAACAAGAAAGAGTTGGAATCAATGAAAGTAATAGGATGGTTAGGATCTATAATGTTGGCAACTTGCGGAGCGCCCCAAGCATGGAAGTCTTACAGGACTAAATCTTCAGGCGACATATCTTCGGCGTTTCTTTCTTTGTGGGCAGCAGGTGAGATATTTACCTTAATATACGTAGCGCCGACATTAAACTATCCGTTAATAGTTAATTACGTGTTCAATTTATTGTTCATAGGTGTGATAGTTAAGTACAAGGGGGGAAAATGAAAAAAATAGTATTAGCAATTCCTGATTTGCATTGCCCGTTTGAGCATAAAGATAGCCTTGCTTTTCTTAAAGCCGTAAAGAATATGTACAAGCCGACTGACATCGTCTGCTTGGGCGACGAAATTGACGCTCATGCCCTAGGCGATTACGATCACGATCCAGACGGCATGTCTGCAGGTCAAGAGCTAGAGAAGGCTATTGAGTCGCTCCAGCCGTTTTACAAGTTGTTTCCGAACGTAAAGGTGTGCACGTCCAACCACACGTCTCGCCCTTACAGACAGGCTTTTAAGCACGGCATACCGAGGGCGTTTCTTCGCGACTACGCCGAGTTCCTTTTAGCGCCAAAAGGTTGGTCTTGGGCTGATTCTTGGGAAGTCGACGGAGTGGTGTACGAGCACGGCGAAGGATTTTCAGGAGCAGCTGCAGCTATTAAATCTGCTCAGCAAAACATGCAGAGTACCGTAATAGGACACATCCACGCCTTTGCAGGTATTCAGTTTAGCGCCAATAGTAAACACTTGATATTTGGATTTAACGCCGGCTGTCTCATTGATAGACATGCTTACGCTTTTGCGTATGGAAAAAAGATTAAGTCAAAACCAATACTTGGATGCGGCATAATCTCAGATGGCGTACCGACGTTTATACCTATGCTTTTAAACGGTAAGAGTCGATGGGTAGGAACTATTTGAGACGCTAGTTTGCGCAGCTAACAATACTTTGATATACTAGACCCATGAATACAATCTGGGTCTTTTTTTTAATAACAAGTTCTCAGTACAATCTTCCTAAAGGACTCTTACCTGCATTGTGTTACGTAGAGTCGAACCACAAGGTAAACGCTGTTCATCACGACGACGGCAACGGAGACTCATTAGGGATATGCCAGATAAAGTTAGCTACCGCGCAGAGTTTAGGATTTAAAGGTACCGAAGAAGAGTTGATGAATCCTAAGACTAACATTCACTACGCAGGTAAATACTTGGCTAAGCAGTTAGTAAGGTACGACGGCTCGGTGAGGAAAGCAGTCATAGCTTACAATCAAGGAAGAGTAAAGACGTTGACTACTACTAAGTATCAAGTTAAGGTATTTAATAAGTGGAGGCAATATTATGAAAATTAAAGAAATCCTTTTAGATCTAGATCCAGACGGCTATCCAGCAAGTCAGGAGGAATAATGGGACTTATTCCTGTTGCATGTCCTGATTGTAATAAACAACACTTATGGTTTACTGGTAATCCAGATCAAAGGTGTGAAGATTGCGTCGGTAATATTAAAATCCCTTTAAAGCCTAGAATGGATTATAAAATTACTACTAACAAAGTTGAATTAAACAAAAAACAAGGTACTAAGCACGACACAGATAAACCAGACTTGAGCTTGCTTCCAAGAGAGTTTCTTAACGAAGTAGCTAAGGCTATGATGCACGGAGAAAAAAAATATGGTCGATTTAATTACTTGGGGGGAATGGCTTGGCATCGTCTTATCGCTGCTGGGCTTCGGCACCTTACTGCTTTTGCGGCAGGAGAAGACTTGGACGACGAGTCAGGGGTATCTCACCTTGGCCATTGTGCTGCTTGCATACTTATGCTTTGTGTTTACCGTAATAGGAAACTAGGAACTGACGACAGGGATAAGGTATGAGTCCAATATTAATAGCCGCCATTTTGGGTTGTTCACAAGCTAAGATAGTTGATATGACTAATTCATGGGGCGATGAGCAGGATTTGTGGGCTTTAAAAACTGCGGCTAAGCGGTGT